ATGCCGTAGCTGCTTCACCGGCGACGGCGGCAGTTGATGATTCATCACTTGTCGATGTCGTCGCTGCTTTTACTTTTTTGGTGCGTTTTTGTATTTTTTTCTCTAATTGTTCGATTGGTGCTGAAGGTGCATCTTGGGGGAGGGCGGCGGTAGAAGGTTCAGTCGCCTTTAACGTCGTAACCTTTTTCAATCTGGGTTTGGCTTTTAATGTAGATGCCGACGCCGGTGCCGACGCCGACGCCGATGCTTTAGAAAATTCGCTTGCGACCGCGGCGACTGCCTCGAAGCTTTTGCGTTCTTCAAGAATATGAGCAGCGATTGCCGGTTTAGACGCAACATCGATCGGCCTCGATGCCTTCGCGATCTTTTCGAGTGCGGCACCTTCATCCACCGCATCATGTTCCGACGCACGGTGTTGTTCTTCTTGTAATCCAGCGTAACTCAAGAAGCTACTCTTTAATTGTTTTGCGTTTATATTTCTGTTCTTTCGGAATATGAAATATCGGTTATAGAACGAAATCTGTTTCTCTTCCGCCGACATATACATCGCGGATCCATATTCGTGATGACAATTACGTTCAAACTCGCCACCACCACCACCGCCTTCTACATCGCGTTTCTTTTTACACTCAATCTCCATCTCATGATACATCGTCTCGAATGTAGCTGTACCATCCGGCATCCGAAACATAAGCGTTGTTTCCGCTTCTTCTGGTGTTACAAGGTCAAACCCGTAATTTTCAAGTAGCTGCGTCAAGTAATCGAAATTCACTAGATACTCGCGTGTAGCCTTATTAATCGAGTCTTGATAGACTTCAATTTCATAGCCAATACTGCTACTATCAGGCTCAAACTCGGTTTGGTGGTATTTTTTACGGACAGACCACATTTTCTGAGGATCCGCGGCGGATGATGATAATGCGCCCGAAGAAGACGACAATATACTCAATTCATCTCCGCTTTCTAACCGCGCCAACGCCTGAAAGATACGCGCGCCATCAAAACATGTTCCGATGAAGTATCCACCCAGCTTCGTACATTCAGAGACGTTTTGAAGAAAGGTATGAACTTTCATAATGTTTTCGAAGAAGTAGTGGATCGCGAATTGAACCGAACAAATATCGAAACCATCAGCAGCTCGACCGTAATTAGGATAGACACCTTTGCCTAATATACTCGCATCTTTTGCCCCTTCACCGAATATCGCGCGTGAAATAAGGCGGTATCTTTCACTAATCGCAGCTTGACCGCTTCGAATCTCTTTACTGCTATCACCGTGGATAAATACTGCGTCTGGAATGTTTCGTTTGCGCTTCTTCGTGTCAAGATACCGCGCACAAACACCGTCGAACTTGTGTTCTAGATTATCCTTGGAATAATCGATACCGAAAACAAACCCCAATTTAGCGGCAATCCATTTCGGTAAGTCGCCGCCTTTTCCAACCGCGAGGTCGATGAGCGTTTGTCCTGGTCGCGCAACACTCATAATAAGCTTGCGTTTCACGAATAAGTTATGGAAATCGCGCATTCCTTTTGTAAGAGTTCGAATTTTTGTTCCTCGCCCAATATCAATACCGCGTCCGCCGCCATTCCCCCCCGTTTCGGCATTATTGTAATAGATATCATCGTTGGTGAGTTCGTCTGGAATACCTTCTCCCGTCATGATCATCTCTGGCGTAATCGCATTATGGATCGAATGCCAGTTGTTATTTGCCACGTGATACGCGTTGCCATAGTTCTTTCCTCCTGCGCGATATTCGGCGGTTTTATCATGGCGAACACGTAACGCGGACCAACGCCAATTTACCGGCTGTGATGGATCGTAACTAAACTCGACGATGGTTTCGTCATGGATGATATCATTTTCAAGGGTCATCATCTGACTTACTCCTGCCTCATCTGGGCGTAACATGGTATGGCAAATATGCGCATCGTTGTCATAAGGATATGTCGGGTAAAATGGCGCTGGTTTATAACTGTCGATATTTTCACCGCTTTTACTTCCTGAATTCGCAAGACCCGGCGCCCCCTCGATCATCGAAACGCATGGATTTATGTAACCATGTTTTCGTTCATCATATCCAACGCGCAATACAAGTGTTTTATATTGCTGGATTTGAACACACCGTGACATATCAACGCCGCTTTTGAATATGTTACTAACGAGGTCTTCGTTATCTTCGCCTTTTTTCGTTGTAACTAGAAAGTCGATCGTATTCATATGCGCGGGTTTCCATTTGAACGAATGCTCCCACGTTGTTTTATATAATGGGCCGGCCGACGTAGTATCATTTCTCTCAACACTCCCAACTCCGAATTCGATCGGTGTAAATATAAGACCATCTGTATGATATTCGAATTGATGTTCAGCGGATTTACGCAGGATTAATGCGCAACAATCGAATATGGTCTTGCCAAAGGTTTCCGACGCAATTTCAAACTTCTTTGTTTCAACACGAATCGGGGGTAATGAATCTGCCCCACCGGAAACGCATTTCAACTGGAGATTTTTGACGACACTCTCCATTAATGGAAGCCGAAAATTGGTGAGAACCTCGTCTTCATTCATCGGAAAGAATAGCCTCGAACGAACATCCGCTTTATGAACGAAATACACATCGAACACAAGGAATAAGTTGATGAAATCGCCGGATTTGTTATGAAGGATATGCTCGCCATCAAGGAGCGTATTGTGTAATTTCGTATTAAGTGATACAGCGCCGGTAAATTGGAAATTCATATTTGTATCGATGAGATAAACATGCCCCGTTTTTGGTGCGACAAATAACAGTTTTCTCTGGCCGTCCGCCTTTTCTGTAACCGAATAATTCAAACGAATATTTGGAACCTTTGAATCGGGATCGATGGGCTGAATATTTTGCATTTGGAGTGTATAAGAACATGGCCCGATGAAATGTTTGGGGCGAAGTTGAATACCGTTACGTCCCGTTCCGAATTCTTGTTCGCGTTTGCGTTCGCGGTCTCGTTTTTCGCGTTCACGCTCACGCTGCGCTTCTGCGGCGGCGTCGTCTTTACCACCGGCACCGCCTTTTCGTTCGCGTTCGCGTTCTCGTTCGCCCCCGTCGTCGCTGTCGTCGCTATCGTCGTCGCTACCGCTCCGACTTCTTTGGGATTCATCTGGATAGAGTAACTCGTAATACCGACGTTGTACGCCACGCATATCAGATAAAGAAACCGGGTAATTCGTTCCTTGTAATCCCGACATGACGATCTTAATTATCTTGCGCAGATTATCCAACAAATGCTTCGGGTGATTGAACGCGGTTCCCGGACCGACTAAGTCGTTGATTACCTCGATTTCAATTTCATAACGAATCGGGCTTTCAAGGACCTTCGCGGCATCAAATGTGGATGCTGAAAGATACCCAGTTTGGTCTTTATGAGACTCCTTGACGACACTCATATCAATTTGAAACGGGAAATCGGGGTGTTTTAATGTACTTCGATTAATGTAACGAAATGTTTTCTTGTTGTCGTTCCATGTTTTCAAAATAGACCTCGCAAGCGTAGATGTGTTTGCGACGCGTTTTTCGCGTTGATAACTTACTTTGAAATTGAAGTCATCGAATATCACGGGGTGTATGGTATTACCGACGCCGCCTCCTCCGCCTCCGCCGTCGTCTCTTCTGCTGCCTTCCTCAAGACCACTTCCAGATCCTCCCGTTCTCGCATACATTTTCTGCGTAAATAGGACGTATTTTTCATCTGGCATATTTGTTTTACAGTAATTCTGGACTTCGTTGATACCATGAATTTCCGCGCGGATAAGGGAGAGCTTCGTTTGTCCGGTCTTCTGGTCGATAAATTCATTCTGAATCTTCAAAGCATACGCATTTTTTTTCACGAATGAAAATCCACCCGAAAGTAGTTTTTGAAGAACACTGTCAAAGTTATCACGAGTCGTTCCGGGATTTCCTCGTGTTCCGAATCGTATTTCTAACTCTGGAATGCCATCAGTCTTGTCTGTGATACCTTCTAAATATTGTTTTACCATACTTGAAAACTCTGATTGCTTCGCCGACGCACTATCAGATGCTGAAAGCGAACCTCTTTCGCGATTTCTCGGCATTATATATATGAATAGGATATATTATTTATACATTAATTCATATATATACTTCAATTTTATACATATCGACAGATCGCTTCATATAATTCCGGTTTTGTTTTACGTTTTTCGGTTCCAATCGAACCAAATTTCCCTGGAAAAATATTCACAACTGGTAGGTTGAGTTTTTCAGAAATATCGATCAGGTCTTGTAATTTGTATGCTGAAATGGGGCGAATCGGCGCAGATATACTTTCCATGCGCCAATAGTTGGCACGTACATACGCAATATATTTCATGGATATAGGATCAGGGGGCATATATAAGAGGTACTTTCCCTTTATTTTTTCAAGAATGAAGGGGGTGCCGCTGCCGCTGCCGCTGCCGCTGCTTACATCATAATACTTGCGATCTTGAATAATATACAAGGAAAGTGATTTACATATTGCCACCGCGTGTAGTGTTTCTAATGTAATGAATGGCTTATGAACCAACGTATCTTCAGTTGAACTCAGTTTCACTTTATTTGCCTTCAAAATAGTCTTATTGTCTCGTAGGAATTCGATGAGTTCAAACTTGAAACGATTTGACTCAATATAATGGTTTTCGATCATTTCGTATTTTTCAACTCCATATAACATAATATACAACGACCATAATATAGAATCTGTATTCGCTGTTTCATTCGTGCGTGTATTATTGTACGCATATTGTTTGATGTCATTTGGTTGAAAGACCGTAATTTCAACTGTAGGTGATGATGCTTCGCTCTCGCTCTCGGTCGACGACGACGACGACGACGTATTTATTTCAGACGAGTCCGAATCGCTATCTTCTTTCTTTTTAAGAAACATCGGTTCAGGAAGTAGTGCCTGTATTATTATATTTTCAGGTTGTTTACTCTTTTCCCGGTCCCGTTCGCATCCTACTACACGTCGTGCGATATCATAACATACTATATTTCCGCCTTCAAAATTTTCTTTACTGAACGAATACGAATTATAGAGACAAGGAATGATACCTGTCATCGTGTGGCTATTCTATTATATCGAGTTATCTTTATGCGTTTTATTTGTCAAAAAATTCTTTTGTGAGACTTTGTTTCTGCTCTTCAATTTCATTCAACTGTTTTTCTTGATGAATTACGTATTTCATATATTCGTATAACTCTTGTAACAATACGGTGTTCAATCTGGAAATATTCACAAACACGCCATTTTTATTCTCGTTGATTTGCGTGTGTTTTGAATGTAAAATTCGCAAAATCTCGATTTGATGTACAACCGGCATATTTTCAATACCTTCTTTCAAAGACATTAAATAATTTGTTTTTGTTTCTACATGTTGCGCAATCGTTTGAATTTCATTCATCGCACTAAGGCTCGCAATCGCAGCAGTGGTTGTATTTGATGAATAAAAAGAGCCGGAGCCCGATGACGTGGAACTGGAACTGGAACTCGACAACATTTTACAATACATAATAATAAAACTTTATACTCTTTCGGAATGTCACGGGTTTTCGGCGTTCATCAGCATCGCGACGATTGTAACATGTGTGTCATTTAATACAAACCTTCGTCCGATAATTTTAACCGTAAGGACGTCATGTTCTTCAACACGTGAGAATAATTCGCGTGACGAAGCATGCATATCGCGCGAAAGAAACACTTCGATCGGTGATACATGACCATTTTCTAAATATCTGGCACCAGCACGTATTCCAGCCTGCGTTATTGTTTTCGCAATACATTTGATGACGGCATGCTCGTCCGGAAAACATACAAGACAGTCGGCACTAATATCGAATAACACATTCGCCGCAGATAATCTTCCAGACGAGTATGATGCGATTGAAATGGAGTTGGGACATATATATCCTTCGATCGAGCACCGCCCTTCGACCATCTTGGCGAGTTCATTTCTCAGTATTTGTGTCAGAACTGCGTTGTTTGTGATTTTATAGAATGGTAATGATACCGTACGACGAATTTGACGCTTTACAAAGAGTTCGGGATCGCAGTAGTATGTCATTGCCGGTTCATGAGGTATAATTTCCACCTGGCTCGATAAGATATCGTTACATGGCGACTGTGGTTCATCTTTCTTTATAGAGTCTCCGCTTCCAGTTCCACTTCCAGTTCCGTCGCCGCTGCTGCTGCTGCTGCTGCTGCTTGTTGCTTTTTTTGGTCTTGGACGTATTACTTTGATTGGTCGTTTTGTATTCTCTGCCGATACACATTGAGAAGCCATTACTACGAACGACGATGACTATATGAATTATAATATTATGTTTATATCTGTATCAATTTTATTTCGTTTATCGTTTATCGTTTATCGTTTACGATAGAAATCAGATATAGTTACATAGTACGAGGTCATACGTATTCGCACTCACAATTGAATCAACGATTTGAAGTGGTTTGCCACAGCCAAATATAAGCCCATCATTCACGAGTTTATCGCATACTTCTTTACTCGCATGAGGATCGATTGGTTGTAATGTGTTTTTATATACTCCATGACGCAATATCCGACAATTAAAGTCTTTGTGCGCAATCACAAACGGTTCTTGACAGTGAATACATGTGAAGATATGATCCATGTAGGGCTTACTTTATATATACGCTTACAATAAAGCAAGCCTATATACGATAATTATAAATACATACCCACCGTATTTACACCAACTCCGCAATCACCGAAATCGCATCATCTCCGATCTCGAATCTCTGTCCGATGACTCTCACGCGGATTTCTTCTTCTTCTTGAAGACGCGTAAAATCTGCGCGGTCATAGTGATGATCACGCGCAATAAATACGACGACCGGACTTTTGGGTTCGTTAAGTGTCGCACGAATACCCGCCAAACTAATATTTTTAATCACACATGAAAAGACCACGCCTTCGACGAGAGAACATGATTCACATTCATAGACAACTTCGAAAATTGCGTTCTTTCCGTGAAGATAACCGTTGGAATACGTAAGAATCTTCACACTCCCTGGGCGAATGAATCCTTCCGCCATACATTTTCCTTCCACGATTTTTGAGAGAATATGCTCGAGTGTATCTTTAACATTACGCCCAATAATACGGAATGGAATTTCTAATTTGCGGGTCAGTAATATTGTCGTATAAATTCCTAATTTGGGCGACGCCGTTGTCGGTTGATTTGACAACCTACCATACCGTGAAATACTTGCGGTTGATCTGACTTTTTCACTTTGATTCATTTTATATCGCTATCGCTATCGTTATTGTCCTAATATATCATTATACTTTATTTCTCTATATGTAATCTCTCGATATCGCACAATAAAGCCTCGCATGGTGTGAAAAACCATTTACGTCCGCCAACGGCTTTCCGGTCAAACGTTCGCAATAAAAACTCCTGAAATACACATAATTCTTTCTGAGTTCGAACCTTTGTATTTTCAGCAGTAAGCTTATATTCATCGCGTTGAGTCGCCGGATTCAAAGACAATACCGTATTTATAATAGATATTGCGTCGGTTTTACCCGATTGGTCGCATCGTGCGCCCTTGTCGCGTTTCTTCGACATCACCTTCACCTTAAATACTAAGTATTCCATCTTGAATAATGAAATAAACCCGATAATCATATTCATTTTTTGGATTTGTTTTGTTTGTACTTCGGCTAAAAGTAAAGAGAAATCTCGTTCATCTTCTGGTTCGGCGGATACCCATTCGTGAGTCTCGAACCGGAGGACAACGAGTTCAAATAATTCTTTCTTTGCCTTATTGAACAATAGCATTCCTTTATCTTCTAGTGCGGCGGCACCAGCGGCACCAGCGGCACCGGCAGCAGCAGCGGCTCTTCGTCCCACTAATGGTCGGTGTATTACCTGTCGAGAGTAGTATTGTAAGATCATACGTTCAAATGGTGTGAGGAGATGTATTCCGCCACCGCCCGCGCTACCAGATGTAATTTCCATCGACCGGTTATTCTTTCGAAATAAATGGTTTAACAGATTCTTTGATTCTTCGAATGATAGATGCTCGACCAGATTTGCGATGACAAGTTCATGAAGCTCTTCTCTCGAGATTTGAAATTCGGCTGTTTGAGAGATTTGATCGATGACCTTTCCACAATAAAAATACCACTCATCCTGGTCTTTTGTCGGTTTTTCATAGACAGTATTACATCTCTCGAACGTATTCGACAACATCGCAAGTATTTCTTCTACAGGATGATCTTCTTCGAGAGATTCACCCTCTGATAAAATAACACCGGTATCATCCGGAGCTGCCGCCCCAAGCGAAGATGTATGCGCCATTTCAGGTATTGGCCTATTCGATGTTAGTTTTTCAACCACCTTCTTATTCGGAACAACTGCCGCACCCATTCCTGTGGGAGCCAACGACGGTTTCGGCAGAATACCCAAATAATCCTCTGTTATATTTTCTGGAAGAGGATATTCTATTGCGGTATGTTTGTAAGGGACAGGCGTACTGCGTTCATGAATACTAATACGCTTATCGGTAAGTTCGATAGGCTGGAATAAGTAATAGTCACCCACGTTTATAATGCGGCCAAGACGTCCATATTTATCATTTACATACTCGTTTGAATCAGTCACCATTTGTGTAAGTGCCAAATTAATTTGCGCAATCGGATATTTACGAATCGCATTTACGTGTGCGATGATTCCGTTGGGGCCCGTCTTCTTATAGAAAAATGCGTCCTTGTATAAATCGCGTATTTTATGAATAATTTTATCGATGTTCATCGACATGAATTTTTCATTAAACGTATCGAGGCGGACATCGCTTTTGCGTTCGTGGGACCCTCTTGCCTTACCGTCGTTGCCGCTGTCACCGTCACCGTCACCGTCACCGTCGCTGTCGCTGTCGTCGTCGACCCCATATAAATCAGTTTGCTCTTGAATCGGTCGTCCATTAGAAAAAGTCGGACGACAAACATACTCACACCGTTCCATATAATCACATAATGCGGAGTATGGGCGCGCACCAACCTGATAGTTTATTTGTTTGCGTGACGAGAGATTTTGCCGAACAACTTGATTCAATTGTGCGGCGGTTTGGGTATTATGTTGAACATTCAGAAGACAATCCACCGCTGATGTGCGAAGAAGGCGAGAGACTGCGCCGATTTTTACTGCTTTAAATTCCGAGAGACGGTACAAATAAAGGTCGATTGCCTCGATATCTGGGTTTGTTAATGTTGTTCCATATAAATACAATTCCACGTTTCTCTGTGAAAATGGCAGACGCTTATGACTACAATTGCGGATAGCACGCCCTATAATTTGTTCGAGTAAGTTCATGTTATACCACGGCTCCAAAATATGGACTTGGCGAATGTTTTTAAAATCAAGACCTTCACTACCCGCAACCGATATAATAACGACCTTTACATTTTCGCCGTTTGTGTTATTTTCACTCGTTAGAGCTTTTAATTCATGTAAATTATCCGGCGAAATCGTGGGGTCACCAGTGATAACAGAATATCGCGCTGGACGAAATGGCTGATCCGGGTACTGTGCTTGATGTTGGCGCTGTGGAAGCATCGTGATCGAATCGATATTTTGTGTTGGCTTGCTACGAAACAACGACGAATTTCCACCAGCAACACTATACCGTGTAAATCCGAGCTCTTCTAATGCGAGAGCAATCGGGACAACGCCGCCATCAATATACTGGCTGTAAATAAGAATAATGCCTTCACTTACAATAACCTTATCTGTTATGTTTTTAATTTTAGCAGAATACCGTCCAATATTCTCTGGTGCGAAGATCCGAGATGATGCCTTTGTAGTTGTTTCACCGCGTGGCAGTTTAAACGCACGGGTAAATTCCGGGCGATATTCGAAATTCAACCGCATCGGTGGATTGCCAACCTCCTCATACGACATGATGTGGCGTAATCCTTCCTTTCCAATACAAGCCGCGATATCAAATTCGTCGTTGGGGTCGTTCATGTATTCGATGAGAGATGGATGTGGATATACGATATTCAAGGCTTCGAGTGGTTTTTGAACTACAGCATAACCAATCGTGTCCATATTTTCAAATGACGGGAAATCCGCGGATTCGACTAATGTGGTTTCGTCGATTACGGCGGCGCCTTCGCCTGCTCCTGCTCCTGCTCGTGCTCCTGCTTCCGCTTCTTTGCCTTTGCCTTTGCCTTTGCCTTTGCCTTTGCCTGACGATTCCGTTGCCGCCGCCGCCGCCGCCGCTTTTTTCCTTCGAGCCATCGCAGTTTTTTTATAAATATACATCGCCTTCATGTCGCTAATAATAAATCGATATGCTGACTCTTGAATGTCGCCTGCCTGTGTCATATAAACATCAATATGTTCGATCGGTTGGTCAATATGACGTCCGTTCAATTGAGTACGGGGATATCCCACCGCACCCGCAGCCGCACCCGCGTCGCCATGAAGTCGTGCGAGCAGCGAGAATTCCGGTGAATGTTCTCTCGGATAAATCCGATACGGAAATGTATATGGATTTTCACCCCGAACGAATGAAACATAACCGGTTGCTTTACGAATAAGAAGGTCCTTCCCGATCTCTCGACCATCCGCATCTACGCGGAAATTACCGTGGTCATCAAAAACATCCGCAATATCGATTGTCGCACGACGGTCATTCAAGTTCATCAGGTTAATCAACCAGACGATTTCCTTGTAGCTATTATACATCGGTGTTCCAGACAGCAATAAAAGCCGCACATTATTTACCTTCTGGACAATCTGAAACAATATCTTCGCCACGCGCTTATCACGATTATCATCAGTAATACGGATATTATGTACTTCGTCAATAATAATAAGTGTATTCGCGAATAATTTGCGCAGCTTTGCTACAGAAAGGGTTTCGATCGCAAGTGTCTCCATTTCAGCCGCTTTTGCGAGTTCGGCCGCTGATTTACGCCCTTTTTTTGCGGTTGCGGTGGCGGTAGCAACGGATGCGGCACTCGACGACAGAGCAGCTCCTGGCACCCCTTTACGACGTACCTCTTGTATCACGGCGTCATCTTGCGAAATGCCGATACTTGATGCGTGCGTTCGCGCATAATTCGCGAATTCATTATACCCGAAAAATAAATAGTGTGATGAAATAAGTCGTCGTATCTGTTTGATAATCTTTTCACGCGTCAGCCCTTTCATATTCATGGGGTTGATTTCTTTAATGAATTTATTCCCTGTACATGCGCGTATATTCCATACACCCGGCTCAATCTCTCGGAGTTCACGTTCATCAAAGAGCTGAAGCCGGAAGTTTTCCTGAACATTCGGTGATGCGATCACGATAATCTGTTGGGTTATTCCCATCTGTTTCATATAATCCCGCATTTCTTCAGCAACACTAATCGCAGAACACGTCTTTCCAGTCCCTAGACCATGATACAACAACAAACTATTGTATGGCGTTTCCACCGAAAGAAAATTCCGCACGAATTGCTGGTTGGGCGCCAATTCAATCTGCGCATTACACAAAATCTCACCCTCTTCTTCCACATTTTTCGTATTATCTACATCCATCTTGGTGTCAAAGAATTCTTTTCGAAGGGCGATTTTAGTATTAAAATTTGGGTCATTCAGGGTCGGATAAAGTCCGGATAATGCGGCGGCAGCGGTGGCGTCGTCCGTATCACTATCGCCATCCGCCGGCAAAACCCCTATATCATGAATTGTCATCTCTCGTTCAAGAAGTTCTTTTTTAAGCAGGAGCTTGTTGAATTCCTTACTAAATGGATTGTTGAGTTCTTCCGGTTTCAGACGTCTGCGCCCTTCTTCGAGATCGCGTTTCATAGCCGCAATCGTGGTTTTAGGATTTGAAATAATTGGATTTACAACAAGACCGCCCGAAGCGCCGACAGCCTTTGATTTGGGTTTTATTGTCCGTACTTTTTTTATAGCTTCACCCGAAATTGGCGGCGCATCTTCTGGCATTATTGCCAACGCAGCCGCCGCAACCGAAGCAACCGGCGGATTTTGTTCCGGCGCCGCTGATGGCCCAGTAATACTGATTTCTATTGGTACATTTTCTTGTTCTTCAGCCATAATTGCGCCTTTTCTCTTATGTATCGTATCTATTATTTTATATTATGATTTGGCCCTTTATATAATTACACGAAATAAAAAGAATACCATGTTAAAATATCTGATAGCGGGATAATATGTTATTGATTTTATGAACAATACCAATTTTTTCTAAATTGTAAGGTCGTATTGTTTCAATACATTCGTCAAAGGTCATCCATTTCATGAGACCGACCTCCATAATATCGTGCGCCTTTTTCGGTTTCTTATCTAAATCCACCATCGCAAGAAAATACTTCTGTTTATAACACTTCATATCTGAACCCATGAATATTTCTTCGAATGGCGCGATGTTTTGTATCACATTATCGTTACAGATATCATAACCCGTCTCTTCTAGACATTCTCGTAAGGCACATGGAAGGTCTTTTTCATTATAATTGCGGCGACCCTTCGGAAATCCCCATTCGGTTTCGGTCCAACGTGTCGTCGATTCTTCAATAAATTGATGAAGCGTCTTTACACGCCCGTCCTTTGTTCGTATTCCACCCAGAACCTGACGATATTTTTCAAACGAAATATGCTCTTCATTTTTATACTGACTTCCTCGCGTATATTCCCCCCATAATAATCTCCATAATTGTTCGAAGGTAAGACGCAACAAATTTGCCTTTTCAGAGATTGTCATCTCGTCAATAATGCGCTGAATATATGCCTCGTCGTTTAGCGAATATTTCCCACGAACAAAATCGACGAACCCGAATGAATCACGCCGACGTATCATAAGAAATTCCGGCCCGGATTCACCACAACGAAACGCAATTATACCTATGCTTGTAATAGGTGCGCGGCAATTGTTATACACATGATTCGTTCGGTTACAATTGTTACAAAAATACTTGTTTGAATCTCCACTGACGGTACCTGTCCCTGTCCCTGTCCCTGTCCCTGTCCCTGTCGATGTCGACGCCGATGATGATGACGCCGCCGCTGACGCAGATGCCGATGCCGACGTTTTTGTTCTTTTATTTCGCAACACACTAATTTCTAGATAAGACAACGCAGATTTAGGATTATTTATTTTTTGTACATCATCCTCTTCTATGATAAAATTTTCCTCCATTCTTTTGAAATCGCTTATCGTAGTTCTATGGTTGTTTTTATGTCGTTTCATTATAAGCAAGCGATGCTTAAGCTCGACGCGAAAATATGGGGGCCTCATTACTGGTTTGTACTGATGACGGTTGCGGTAAATTACCCCGACCATGTAAATGATGTCACGCGTAAAAAATACTATGATTTCATCCAGAATTTCTCGATGCTTATTCCCGAACCAGAAATGTCGGCAGAGTTCGACCGAATGTTGGGGAAATATCCGGTAACGCCGTATTTAGACAGTCGCGATTCTTTTATTCGCTGGGTTCATTTCGTCCACAATCGCTATAACGTTCTCTTGATGAAGGACGAGGTGAGCCTACATGATGCTCTCGAGAGATATTATTTACATTATCGTCCACGGTCGGTCCAAATCCTAGAAGAACTTAAGTATCGAGAGAAGCTCGTCTATTTGTTATTATTGGCGGGTTTGGGGTATGCGGCGTATTATTATCATAATCGATAGCGAAATATTCGAGACTATATATAAGTTATTAAACCCAAGTCGAAACTCTGAATAAATGGTAAAAACCGAATACATCGTATTTATAATTACAGCGGTTCTTATCGTGAATACATACTATGATGGTCAGCCGTTGAAAATGTTTCAAAGCAATCAGAAGTGGATTAAGATGGCGACATTCGGGTTTATAGGTCTCTCACTCTTCCTATTTTTACGCCGCAATCCGGAAAACTCTAGGCAATTGTTATTTCATGCGAACGATATCATCAAGTATATGCCGATAAGTAAAGGCACCGCAGATATGATAACGCCGTTTTTTGATATGACGGGGCGTTCCGCGGGGGGTCCGCCCCCCCACGACGGTGGTGCGATAGGCGGAGCGATGGGCGGAGCGATAGGCGGAGCGATGAGTAGTGCTGTCGGAACACCCAGCGCAAGAACCGCGCAACCAATAGCACAGCCGTCGTGGGGGGGCGGAACCCCCGCTGAGAAACGGTTGCTCAACTCCGGCAAAAACTCTAGCAAGCGTAGTGTTAGTGAAACGAAGAAAAAGTATGTCGCCGCGCAACAGGGGTGGAAATGCGGGGATTGTCAGCGTCAGCTTCCCGCTTGGTTCGAAGTGGACCACGTGATTGCCTTAGAACATGGCGGTTCCAACCACATCGATAATTTAGTCGCTTTATGCCGAGACTGTCATGGAAAAAAGACCGCGATGTCGTTTTTGTAATATCGTAGTGACCATCACATTTTTATATCCTATAATAATAACTGGGTGTTGTTCATATAGGATATAAAAGAAAGAAATGTCCGCCATGGATTTATTGCGAGCGACGACGGCAGCAGCCGATACGATAAATAAAATAGACAGCGAAGACGGTAAAAAAGAATATAATGCGGTTGAGACGGTCCAAGAAGCATTCCATATTAAAAAGTTGTTGGATTATCTTCCAATTATTGTTCTCGTTCTAATCGTATTTATTAGCATCGTTTCATCTGATCTACTAAAAGATAATTGGCATGTTTTCGCAACACTCGTCATCGCATTTGTTTTTGTTTCATTTATTCACTATTTTACTCCATCAAAAATGTTAGAACTCGAAAATAGTAGCATACCTCCCGCATTTATGCCAAAGCTTGCCAACACTATCGATTTTTCAAGCCTCAATAAGTTTTATTATGGTATTGGCATCGCAGTATTGGGTTTCGGTATCGCACTCGGATTTTCCAGTATTCATGTATCTAGAAGAAGCACCGATTACGACCCGTCGTCAGGTCTCATTACTGTTGGTTCGCTATTATTGATTCCCGGATTTTTCTATTTTTTACTGATCGCGTTCAAATACATTCCAGTCATCGCCGATAAAATTCCTTTCGTTAAAACCTTCACACCATCGAATATACCTCTATTTATACTCTTCATTATCGCCGGTATTCCTTTGGTTGTGCGCGGAAGTGAAATGAAGAATGACCTAGATAGTAAATTAAAAGATGATAAGTTTGCGTCAGATGAATACAAAACAAGTATCGCAAATACGAGTGCCGACGCGATGTTAGGAACCGGCTTATTTTTCCAAATCGCGGTGTTTATAGCAATCGGGTATTGTTTATGGAGTTTGGTAAGTGAAGGGAAATTAACGGATATTACACCGATCTTCAAAGTAACCGCGTTGATTCTATTTTTCGGTTTGATCATCCTTTGCGCTACTTTTTTTTCTAAAAGTCTGGGTGGCCTCGGGTTTGAAAAATCACCCGAACAAAAGGAAAAAGGTTCGACATACGAGGATAAAGCGTTTTTAGTCCATGGTATCATTTATATGATTGCCGGTATTGTATTTTGCTTGATATTAATCGGGCAAGCAGAAAGGTTGAAAGTGTTCAAAGGCACGTTAGCGTTTTTGCCGATTGCGTTATTTATTTTTGTGTTGATTTCATGGGGCTTCGTGGATCAAGAAGCAAATAAAACTGTGGATATTAATGTAATCAACAAAGACAGCGTTTATTATCAGCGATTGAGACAAGAGGCGATAAAGGAAGTTCAGAAAAATTCGCCAAATACATTTGCCAATACTGGCGAATTCGAGGCAGCAGTAGATAAATCAATAAAAGAACGACTTCAAAAAATGGGAGACCAAACAAAGTCGCCGGTAAAAGCGGTTGTCGGTGTAAGCTCGTTTGTATCCATTATTATTATTGTGTTTTCTATTATTGTTTATAGCTACCGTCGATTGTTCATGAAATCTAAATATATTAATGACGACATAAAAAAGAAACTTAAAGCCGATAAAATGCTTTCAACGGATTGGGATAAAATATTAACGGAGATTGATGAAAACAAGAGTAGTGAATCAAAAACGGAAGTGCGTTTCGCCAAATGGTTTTCGCTTATCCCGTTCTTATCGGTTATTCTCATCATCTTGTGGGTGAGTGTACTTTTTACACGTGTTACGACTTCGCCAAAAACAAGCGACTGGATCGCCGGTAAATTCTCAGGTGATATGTTTCCACGGGTGAAAGAGCTCATCGACGCATTTTTTATTGTTGTTATCGTCGGTCTTTCATTATGTGCGATTTTATTGCTTCCGATGGTGAAAGAAATGAATGTGGGTGGTCTTGATTCGATGCTGAAATTCGCGGAGTCAGTTCAGGTGTGGCAATTCAAGCAAAATACGAACGCGACGCGAGGCGGCTGGATTGGTGTATCGGCGTTTATCGTTGTATTTGTGTTTGGTCTCTTGTGGTGGTGGTATTATTTGTCTAGAATAAAACCGGAGGAAGAGACAAAGACCGGCGCAACCTTACCCGTCATTCCCGATAATTGGGGGTGGGCGATCGCTTTTGTTGTCCTCCTCGCGATTTGCGCGATTCCCACCGGATATCATATCTTTTCTGATGGAATACATGAAGATTTCGAAAAGGAGTTTTGGGTTAAAAGATGGTTGCGACAGTTATTGACAATTGTCTACCTTGTCCCATGGTTGATTATCGTATTACTCCGAGCAGGTATTTACAGTATTGTGTCTTTGACCGGTATCCCCGAATTCATCATTAAACGAAACGAAGAACTTGGCAAATTGAAATTCTGGGAATGGAATGCTGGCGATATTGACCTTCGGATGTTTCCGACAGATGATAACGCACCAACACCAGCTAGTGTTACATCGGTTCATCGAGACGCCCCCGCCGCCGCCGCCGCCGCCGCCACCGCTTCCGCTACCCCAGGTGCGTCAGATACCACCGCCGGAATCAGCGAAACCAAAGTCGGTGCGATCGGTAAGCTCATCAAGGTCTTATTACTCACGATATCCTTCGTAATTCTTATTCTTGCCGTCGTGTATTACGTATATAAGATTGATGCTGAATTTGTGAATAAAGGTGCCGACACTGACACAGTCGCATCTGGCGGTATTATGGCGAATTTGAACTCACCAACCGCGCATACAATCTACGTTCTCATCGCAATCGTTGCGGTAGCCGGTGGTGTTGCGGCGCTTCGAGAGAAATTCAAGACCGCCAATAATAACAAAACACCCGAAAATTACTTATTCGATGACATGAAAACAGAAGATGAGCAAAAACCGCTCCGTCAGCTCGCATTCGGGGCAACACATATTGTATATGTAATCTTAATGGTGATTGTATGGATTTATGATCGTGAAAAGGATGACAAGGATGACAAGGAACGTATGTCGGTCACCGGAATGACAATATTAGGTCTGGCTATCCTCTTCTTTCATTACGGATTAGAATTCATCGATACGTTGAATCCCTCTAAACCGATCGGAGGAACAGAAAGCAAACCCTCGGTGGCAGATCTTTTCAAAAACATCCGCTTCATTATCAACACCGTATTTTTCATTATTTTATGTACGCTCGCGTATTATAAGCAGCATGGCGTGATGGTCGTCCTTATTTTGGCCATGTTCATATTCCATCTTACAAAATCCGTGATCGGGTTGAAAATATTGAAACTGCTATGGTTAGGCATTTTATTCATCCCATGTTTATTCCTCGACATGCTAACATCGTCACAATCTGTTGTCGGCGATACGACCCGCCCCATCTGGATTATCGTAGCAATCGAATTGCTTCTTATTGCGATCTTATATGGCGGCCCTTATCTGTTGAATTACATCGGAGCATCCGCATCACAAATCGTAGCTGCTCCTGTATCGTTGAAACAGAAGTATGACACCAATTTAAATACACAAAGCCCGCAAATTTTCATCTACCATAATACGGGTATCGACCGCACACCCGAAGACAAGGCGGCGAATTGCCCTGTCGAAGAAAAGGTTCGTTACAACTATTCGATATCTGGTTGGTTTTTCTTGAATAATGCGGTTTTGTCATCCAACGGCGATTTAGAGATATTCGATTTCGGTGGTGTTCCGCGAATGACCTATAATAAATCGACAACTGAACTTAAATTATGGTGTAATACACTCGACGTGACTGGCACTACTCCATTATCGACATCGACCTTGATATACAATTCGCGGGCAAATTACAATACGATTATTGCTGGTAAGAAAAAAGAAAGAATAGACCAAATCAGAATGATGGTAGATGATGATGAAGAGCTTGATATATCGATCCCTCTTCAAAAATGGAATTACTTCGTTGTGAATTACAACGGAAAAACGATGGATTTTTTCATCAATAACCGGCTTTTGGCTCAAAGTGATTTCATTATGCCAGATATTGCGATGAAACCGATTACGGTTGGCGACACAAGCGACAATAAAGGATTAAACGGGTCGATTTGTAATTTCGCATTTCATAAGGTCCCGCTTACGAAGGAACAGATGCGATGGACATATAACATGTTGAAATCGCAGAATCCTCCGATGATTGGAATGAAGACGATTGTGGATGAAGCCAAAGAAGCCGGAACAACAACCATCTATTCGAAGTAAATAATATATATACAATAATTATACGAAGATGAATTCAAAATTAGTTCTAGCAATAATTATCATTCTTTTATTGTTGTATGTCATTTTTAAAGCGTTGACCACAAATTATACCACTTTAGGAACGATGCAAAAGTGGTCGAATAAAACAACGCTAGTAGGTTCAAATCTACCAAGTAGTTTCAAATCAAATAGCGCCATTTCCATTTGGTTTTACATTAAGAAGTGGGTGGGGGGTGCGAAAGTCATTAGAATGTATGGTTCGGCAGTTGGTTCGGCAGGTTCTGAGATTTTCATGGTTCGGTTCAAGGCCAACACCAACACAATACAGATTTTTCCAAGAAGTGGAAGCCCTGATCCACAATACGACTGCGAAATATCCGAATTTCCTCTTCAGAAATGGGTGAATCTCATCATCAGCTTCAACGGTTCTGCGATGGATGTCTATGTTGATGGAAAACTCGTAAAATCGTGCGTTGTAAATCAGGGTTCGCGTATTCAAGAAACCCAAAGTATTGTTTTAGGCGATGATGAGGATGCGGTTAAAACAGCCGATGTAGGTTTTATCACAAATGTGAAGCTGAAAGCCGCACCTATCGCCCCGCAAGAAGCTTGGGATATTTACTCTCAAGGATTCGGTGGAAGCCCTTGGAGCGACCTCCTCAATAAATACAAGGTGAAGTTAAGCTTCATCGTTGATAATCAGGAGCAGGCAAGCGTTAGCACATAATCAACTCTTCGCATTATATATTTTATTCTGGACGCACTACAAAACAATCTATTCATTTGTATATATTGTTTTTTTGTATTAGATTATATTAGTAATAATAATAAAGGCATGAGTGAAAGCAGCGGCGACAGCGGCGGTGGATTTTTAAAAGGAATAACATCTAGCTTCTCAAAACCAAGTGATGCGGGGTTGTCTTCAGGTAGTAGCTTAAGTGGCGGTTTTGGTTTACGCGACTTCATGGAATCCAATAGTCTTGTTGCCAAATTCGCATTTATTTTGATGGTGTTTATTATATTTTACGTGGCGGTCAAACTATCGATTATCGGGTTATCTTACCTCATGCTTCCATCGATGTCGCCTTTTGTGTTGGATGGAACAGCAAATACAGAAGATATGGCGATGAATATCTCACAGGATCCTTCCAAACCAGATTCGGTCTTTATATCACGGTCGATGAATGAAGACGGTGGTTTAGAATATACATGGTCGTCATGGTTTTATATCAACCAAGTTCCTCTCCGAAAGGACAAATATTCAAGAATCTTTAGCAAAGGTGGTGAAGGAACGAAATCATCAGGTGATTCCGGTGATGGTATCTATTACCCAAATAACGCGCCAGGATTGTATATTAAATTTACAGAGACCGTCACAGATACAAACCCTGACCGCACCGATAAAGGTGTAAATGTATCGCTACTTGCGCTGGTCGATGTAAATGGTAAAAATGATGTTGAAGCAGATAAAAAGAAAAATTTACACGAGAGGCTGATCGCAACTGATATTCCTATGAAAAAGTGGGTGAATGCCGTGATTCGTGTCACAAATAACGTGATCGATTTATACATTAATGGTCGCCTCGCACAACGTCGTAAGACCGCAGGTATTCCATTACAAAATTACGGAAAGGTAAATATAGGCGAAAACAAGGCAAGCAACCGGTTTAGTGGTTATATATCGACCATTCAGTATTTCAACTATTCCGTCGGTTCCAATAAAATCAAGAGCATCGTAGATGAAGGACCGAATATGAAGATGATTACAAATACGGGAGATGCGGGATCTACAAAGAACGTTGGGTCTTATTTGTCAAATAATTGGTACGTGAGATAATATTTTTTTACATGGACATATCAGCAATACTGGTGTAAAAAAATATATAAATGACGGCTGTTGTCCCCACATGGACGCCATCATTACTACAAGATCCGATAACCGGTAATGTTTATTTTGATGGAGAATATGGCCATCGATTTAATGTATATTCACTAAACTACACAACCACATTTACACTTTTGCCCAATACATTTACATATCCAAGTACGTTGGCAGGCGTTGGCCCACGTGATACAGACATACCTGCGTCCATACTAGAAAAACGAAGCACGCTTATCGGATTTATACCACTTATTAATATTGCTTCCAACAATAGTTACTCAGATACACCTATCCGGTTTTCATTTCCAACAAATAATTACGCAGTTTCGGTCGAACGCCTAGATCGTGACTATTATGTCATTCCACAAGCATCGGGTGACCCAGCAAATATGCCAAACCCGAATGGTTTATATAAAAATCCAGGCGCAGAAAATATTCGTCTGCCGTATCGTAACGCACTTCTTATCAACGGTGTGTATGACAACTCAGGCGGGTTTCGTTATGATCAACCTTCAACCACAATACGAATGGAGATGAAACAAGATAAAAAAACAATAGATGGTTCGGATGTATTTCTAGAAAAAAGTATTTTAGTACCGCTTACCATAACAAAAGGAGAAACTGATATATCGCTGAATACACCGTTATTTGGTGTAGGACAAAGTAAATTAAATTCAATACCGGACAGTAACGGAAATATCGTGCGCGAATGGCTTGATGGTAGTATCGACTTAAATTTACCTGATTTCGCAAGAACTACGCGTAAAAATATACATACAGGTGAGGCCGATTATGGAGATATCCGGTATTATTTAAGTGTCACACTACCAAGGACCTTCGTTGTAATCAACGATTATATACAAATATCTGGGAATCGGATTACCTTCAAACAAAGCACACAGACAACCACGACCCTCTTAAACCCAATTTCTATTAAATTTCTTCAAGAGGAAACGCCGGTGTATAAAAGGTCGAATCAGCGTATCGGAGATATGGCAGGTTATGTAAATACAATCAAAATTATTATCAAAAAATCGACACCAACCTTTGTAAATCAAATTCCTGAATTCAATACAAATGATATCAGAACCATTTATAAACTACCGGATCTTAATAAAATGACGTCCGAGGGCTCGTTTGTATTGACACCGCCAGAATCAACCAATAAAGAACCTACGGGGTTTATTACATTCAGTTCATCGAATGAAAATTTATTGAAATTGCGTGTTACAGGAAGTGGTGCCTCCTCTGTATATACAGCATTTATGTATGGTTCAGGAACATCGACGATCACCGTAACTCAAGCCGCAACCGTCAATTTTAACCAAAAGATCGCTACGTTCGACGTAAATGTATTTGAAATAACTCCCGCTATTATCAATTGTAATACAAACCTTTTTTATACAAATCCATACAACCGCCAATTTTGGACACGTTTCAAACCGGAATGTCGTTCTTCAAATATGGTTGATAGTATAACAGGTCAGTCGCTTACGGTAACTCAAGTGGACGAAATATATGATATGCGGCGTAAGGCCGAAATATTGAAATACAATAAAAATGTTGGCGGGATGACGAAAACCCAGAAATATGCGAAAGCAGCGCGTGGTGAGCTCATGCGGAATATCGGGAATTCGTCGAGATATACAACAGATACGGCGAGTCCATTCGCGTTGATTTGCCCACCTACCGCCGCCAACAGCCGGATATTATGCGGACTTACAACTGCGTGTGGTGTGCCTGGTCGCGAACGTTTATTATGCTACGATCCATCTATCAATTTATACAATTATAGACGTACTTATCAATACGAAGCGGGTCTTCAACTCACGCTGAATATTCCAACAACCATTTTAACCGAACCAACGAATTTACGGATTAGTAATTATGATAACGTGAATAAACGCGTCACTCTAACATGGGATGCACCAGATTCAAATGGCGGGCTTCCCATTACCGGTTATGTCATTACATATTCTACGAATAACAAAACGTGGGCGCCATATAAAAGCGTATTTCCATACAAGCCGGCCCCTGGTGCGCCGCCGCCAACGTTTAATCCAGTCAGTGGTGAAATCAACGGAAATTCAGTAATATTTGAAAGAATACCGGGCTCTATCGAAATTCTTGATAATACGGTCTATTATTTGTCGGTGTTTTCTGGGAATGAGAGAGGGTTATCGAGTGTTCCGGCAACAATCACCCTGAAGACATCATCGGTGCCGTCGATTATTAATGATTTCGGCTTTACAATTACGTCGGATGAACGGCAAAATCTGATGGTGGATTTGAAATGGACAGACCCGTCCAATACCGGAAATAGTGGAGGTGCGGCAGGTAGTAGTGCTAGCGGGACGGCGACTGCGGCGGGTTCGACGTCATCGTATAATGGCCCGCCAATTACCGCGTATAATTTATATTATAGAAAGGTGCCGGATACTACATGGACAAAAGAAACTCTAACTACATCGAATGTTATCATCCCATCTGTCGGTAGTCAGTCGCGACGATATGTTTTGCGCAACTTATTGAACGAGAATAAGTATCAGATCAAAATAGAACCTATCAACAGTGTCGGAGTCGGACCTGAATCGGCTATTATTACGGCAAGAACGCTTATGAAACCAGGTGTTCCAACAAATATAATTATTAGTTCAAAATATGGGTTGGTACCGCCAACTATGACGGATATTTCACGTAATTATATTAATATTACGTGGAACAAGCCAGATACTGGCGGGGCATTAATAAAATATTATAATATTACGATTACACCACCAACATCGATTGGTTCAGGCATTACATATCCATATAATATCACTTCTACTGATACTAGAAAAACGTACAGCGCTAATATAGCTATTATTAATAGTGTTTATTTGGTGGATGGTTCATATTCTATTGTCATGGAAACATATAACGGTTATTTGACGAGTAACGAAAGTACGCGGATGTTTGTAACTATAGATCCGACATCTGCGAAGCCGGCTATATTTAATATTGAAGGTTATTATACTGCTGCGGGTTTGTCGTACGCAGAAATGACTTTTTCGATTAATACGCAATGGCAATCTGGGAATCCGATATTAAATGTCACCGTGAATGGAATGAATGCGCCATATATCGCGAATGTAAATAGCGATAACCAACCTATAGCAGGAACTGGCGAGCACAAGATTCGTATTCCATCTATGTTATCCGGTTCAGAAATCATTATTGTTGGGACAGAATATATGGTTACGTTAACACTCCTATTTCAGAATGGTCTGCAACAGAGAAGTGAGGTATTCATTTATACTCCAGAAATCAGATATTTGTCATTATAGTTATTCTCTCAGCGTAGGATCGATACAAATGTCATGGCGTGGATATACTTGCCCAGACATACATTTATCACTCGCTTCAACCTTGACACAACTACGGAAACCACGGTCCTCGCCAATATAACAATAACCGCCTTTTCCGCTTTGATGTTTCTGAGTTACACTCGTACTATCATCGGCACGTGGGGCCGGACCAGAATAACTGCGGTCAGCTTTATCTAAAAATGTGTATTTTGCGTCGTCTTTTAAGAAACCAGGTTTCTTATCGCTGCTGTTTGTTGAGTCTGGTGGGACCGGGGGACGATGTCTCGTCATCGTGGAAGCCGATGAAGCAGGAATTTTCTGGCGTTTTACTGATACTGTCGGGCTATCGCTGTCGCTGTCGCTATCGCTGTCGCTGTCGCTGTCGCTGTCGCCATTTTGTGGAACTTCAATATTTGTGTATCGAGAGATGAACTCGCGCCCTTTTTCTTCCATCGATTTAAAAATTGCGTTTATCTTATCGCCAAACTCGCCCATTCCTAAATGAAAGTCGCCATTTGCGGATAAACTACTCCACATGAACCACGCAATAATAACAATAAAAATAAACTTCACGAATGTCCAAATCGAAAAAAAACTATCGTCGGCATCCGAGTTGACGATATTGTCTGTTCCGCGATTCGTCTCGAGTGATATTTCGGGCATCTTCATCTCTCGGAATGTTTCTTGTGCCTTTTCTTTTATACTAGATAGCCCGGACTTTGACATCTTGTAGGCGGAAGATAGCCCGCTATTTACGCTTTCATTATTCGTAGGTGCGCCGATTTTCGTGAATTTAAAGGTTGGAAGTGACATCTTTCTATATATACTGTAGATATAGTAGATATAGACATAAATAATACTACTCATATGGACTATATTTTTTGTGACTGGACGGCGGCGGCGGAGATGCGAGCGTCTGCGGCTGCGTCTTTTGAGACGAGTCAATATCGTCGTCTTTTTTTCTCACGATGGTATTCATCGAATTCAAAGCTTCGAGTCGTTTAATCGTGCGTTCTAAATCTCCGTTTTTATCACCAGAATAACCCGCCGATGAAAAGAGATAATCGGTGTCTGGACTAATTTCATGTTGTTTGATCTGTTTATATACCGAGTTAATATTCGCAACCGCGGTTTCAATCACCAGACGATCATGTATCATCTCAATTTTGCTATCATATTCCGTTGTTAAAAGTGATATCGCAAAATAGACAATATAGCGCCGTTTTTTTCGAACACCTGGTGTAAATCGAATACAATATAACCGTAAAAGACTACTCACGATTTTTTGTGTAAGCGGTGAATGTTCTTCTGCGTCATTACTTCGCGCAATAATCATATCCCATATCATCCAGATTGGATCGAACTGAAGCTTGTCATCAACCGGAATATGTGACCGACGTTCGCATCTACACGTCTCCTTTTTCGCCTTACAAATGGTTTCAAATTCAACAATCCACTCCACCCAGTAACATGCTAAAAGTGTATTTTTAGAGTCACGAGAGATATGATATGCGAACTCATTCATCGCGATGAATATTTCTTTCGGGTCTCTTTCTCGGAAAAAATCCTGCGCATAATCCACGCGTGGCGCCTTCAGACGCTGCGACATCGTCGCAATATCATATTCTTCCTTCTTCTTTATTTTCACACTCTCGTATTTGTGCTGTCGCTTTGAGTTCGAGAGAACACATACAATTTCCGCGAAAAGCGACCGCATTTTGGGATGATTTCGCAGGCGGAGTTCATTCCCAGTATATCCATTTGATATAATCGATCTAAAACTCTCATACCGCATTTCAATATAAAGCGGGAGTTTAGGGTTAGCTAAATGAATATACTTACTGATAAACGTAATAATAATGTCCCATAGTTCGAGATAGTGCCCCGAACATACGAGTTCTGCGCTCCAATAACAGGCTGGTTCGATTTTAGAACTTGATAGACTATTCATCAGTTCTTTGCGTACATCTGTTTTTTTATAGGATGAAAACGTGATGCCGCGAAAGTCGCTTTCTCCTCGTATGTCGTTTATTTCGTTTGGGTCGGACATTTACGAGTACGAGTAGTATGAGTATCACGGGTAGTACGAGTAGTACGGGTAGTATTACTATGTCGGCGGTTTTTATTCACGCGAGAATAACGAGAATTATATTTTGTAATGAAATACTAGTAATGGCGGCATTTTATACATCATTTTCCGCGTATATTCGTTCCATCACACGATGGGAAATATTGACGTTTTTGTTTATATTGCTCATGATTGTATGTTTTATTAAGCGCGACCTTTCATTTCATGTTGAAGGGTTCGAGCAACGAGAAAAATACAAGGTGTATGAAAATGATACACTATTCGACAGTTTTTATGCCGACATCTATGATGAACTCTTTATTCAACCGAATAAAATCGAGGCCGAAGCTGATGAAGTTATTCATATTACTGGTGCTCTTGGTGGGTCCGACGCCGAGAAGAAGAATTTCAAGATTTGCGATATCGGTTGCGGGCGCGGCCATCATGTTCATGAGCTGAAAAAGAAGGGTGTCGCGAACGTCGTCGGGTGTGACAATTCAGAATCCATGCTTCAGAATGCGAGAGATTTGTATCCAACATGCAAATTCATCAAAGGCGATTTTATGAAGCCGATGTTATTTAGTGAAGAAGAGTTCAACGTTCTTACCTGTTTCTATTTTACGGTGTATTACGTGAAAGATAAGCGCGCATTCTTTCGCAATTGTTATCAGTGGTTGAAGCCCGAGGGATACCTCATTATCCACCTCGTGGATCGCAACCATTTTGACCCCGTCGTCCCTGGCGGAAAACCTTTGTTTCTCGTGTCGCCGCAAAAATATGCGAAGGAACGTATCACGAACTCCTTGGTGAAGTTCCGCAGTTTTCAATACAAATCAGATTTTACACCGCCACCACCAACTAAGAACGCCGCCGCGAGAGGAAGCAACAACCGAAATACCGGCGATAAAAATATCGGGAAGTTCGTCGAAAAGATCACCGATGATAAAACCGGCAAAGTTCGAGAGAATATTCACACCTATTATATGCCGACAAACCGAGAGATGTTGGAAATCGCGAAAGAAGTCGGATTCACCGTAACCGGACAAGTGGATCTGGTACATGTTTTAAACGAATATCAGTACCTTTACATATTAAAGAAGGTTGCGTAAGCCCTGCGGTCGCATTTTTATCCTTGTAATATAATGAATGATGTCGCGGCGGATACAGCGGCGAGAGCTATCCCGCCATTTTTCTTTCATTATATTATCGTGTTTTTGGTTGTCGTTGTAATCCTGTGTATTTGTGTATTGAAATTCAAATACTTATATTGGTATGATCAGGCGCTGACGTTTCGATTTACGTTGCGGCGGTTTTTTCGCGGCAGCGGCGGACGCCATCGAACGAGTATCATGAACTCGTTATCTCTCGGCGAACGATGTTATAATGCGGTTGTGTATTCTTTCTTACATCATGTGAATCATGATGCGGTTCAGGTGTTTCATGGAATAGATGAGAATGTTCCGTTCGAGAGAATCTCTCAATTATTGAATGATCGATCCAAATCCGAAGGCATACTCCATAAAAATGCGGGTTTAATCTCGGGCGATTCCTCTGATACGCTTCGTCTTATTCTCTCGCAAGAAACGTTTGGCCTTTCAGCATTCATCGGGGTATATTACGGTGATAAGTGTAATCATAATACAAGATCCGTTGTGATCAAAGGAGTATCAGTGCTGACACCGCGTATCATGATCTCGTTTGATTCGTCGCTTTCTATGTCGTCTTATAAGAGTGTATCGATTTATATGTCGGAATATCTTGCGTGGAATAAATATACGATGAGCGAACGCGAATCTCTCGAACTCATCGAAACAACAGAGTATATTCAGAAGTCTCGAGAGATTGCCGGTGAACAAACATTATATAGATATTGTGAGATTCCGTGGTTTGTTATTCCGTTTTCGACAGTGTATTCGTATGTGTTTAAAATTCCATCGGTGCCGGCATCGGCTCGCTCAGGGTTCGGGCATGGAATAACGGTTATTCCAGTATCCTCTGCGAATTTCGCTCTTTTTTATGCGTTTGTAAATGAACACACGAGAGATTTCAAGACATGTATTCTAAACGAAATCACACAACTTCAATCTCTCGTTGAACATGGATTATACCTGATCTATATGTTGATGTTGAATAATACACGCGTATTAGCGGTCTATCTATTTACGGATTCATCATCGGCATCGGCGGCGGCGGCGGCGGCGCTTATGAATGAAATACAAGTTTATCCTGCCGGTACCGCCGGTCGGCGTAATAAAAAAAAGACAAAAGGGAATCGTATCGCTGATCTTCACGAGTATGTGTCATCCACATCTACGGCTCTTGTTAAATATTTGCCACCTGTTATTCGACCAAAATATGACGCATTCGGAAAACGTATTTCGACAACGACACAAACAACGACCAAAATACCGATGCCGAGAGAATCCGTGGTTATGCGTCTGGTTTCATCGATACAAGATAAAACAATATGCGAAACATCGGATTTTTTGCGCGGATTTCAGTACATTTGCGAGAGAAACCGCAAAGGTCTTGGCATGGTTGTCATCGATACACTCGCACACAATCATCGAATAATCGACCCGTTGGTAATGATAGAATCGGTTTCATGGCCATTAGTAACAAAGGATAAATGGTATTACATTCTATATAATGCCATTATACACGAAGAAACATTATGTAAAGATATTTTGATGATATAGTGCCGCTGTGCTGCTCTGCTGCTCGGAACGTGTTCGACGTTCGACGATTATCTTCGATAATATAGGGTTGATGCCCGACGACCGCCAAACATACCGCCTCTACTTCCGGGACCACCACTACCACCACCCGAAGCGGCGTGCGTGAATGTATCTACCACGAATATAATGAATATGCCTAAAAAGCAATAGAGGACGAGTTCTTCGACGACATGACCGGTCTTCTCGTCCTTCTTCTCTTCAAGCATATGAATAATGTAGTTCAACTTTTCGATGAGTGCGGCGTTCGTTCCCGACATGTTTGAATTACCACTACTGCCGCTGCTATTGGCACCGCCACCCGCAAGTTGGTTTGCTAGCGTTTCAGCATACGGAACAAATTGTTCATAATATTGTGTCGCATACGTACTCGTTTTAGGATTTGTGCTAAATGCCGAGACATTCGTCGAGGAAGGGACCGCGGCATCTTTCTTTGGCGCACCAGAAATACCTGTCAGTTTTTCAAAATAGGGGGTAATTCCGGCCGTATTCGCGGATTCCATCCCTTCCAATAATGTAGAGGAATAAGAAGATGACGGATTTAGGGAATTCATTTGGGTCGTTTTGCGAACTACTTGTCCGGTTTTGCTAGATACGGTCTCCGCACCTCGAATAATCCCCGAATGAGATACATTCGTCGCATAAATTCCCATACCCTGCGCCGGATACGCCGGAAGCATCGATGAAGCATCATCCGGGTCTTCTTCGCTATCTTCACCTCCCTTACGATGAATGTTCTCTATATAATCCTTGATTTGCTTTATTTTTTTTCCGGCAACAGCGGCCATTTCATTCGGATTGGCGGACGATGAATCGTTCGTATTATGCGATAATTCTTGATTTCGCGGAATCTTTAGGGTGCGGTTCTTCAGGCCGCCGCCGCCTCCGCCGTTTCTGCGAATATTGTTCTTTGGTTCGTTGCTATTGTTAGTACTTTCGGCATATTCCGAAAAACCTAAAGATGTCATGTTCTCCTATAAAAAAATGAGATTTTAATTCGGTGAAGATTGTTCCAGTTATATACGAAAAATATATTTGTTATGTATATAAGACGAAAATGGTGAAATTGAATAAAGAACTCACTTTAGGTGTTTTATTGGTGGTGATCGTTATTATGGTTCTTAAACCCAACCTTCTCGGGTTTTTGTACAATAACGTCTTGGGTAAGCTTATCTTTGTCGCTGCTGTTGTGTTTCTTTCTTTGAAGCATACCGCTGCGGGATTGCTGGCCGTCGTGTTTGTCGCGATGGTTGCTTCGATGAGCGGCTATCACGGGTTCGAAGGTATGGCTGTTCCGGGAGAAGAGGAAGTCCTCGAAGGCGATGAGAACATGAAGAAAGACGAGAAGAAGTGTGAAGGGGAAAACTGTGAAACCAAGGAAGGTGCCGAGACGCAGGAAGACTTGGTCAAGGAAATCAGCGATAAGCTGAAGAAGAAGTAATGATCGAATGAGCGAATGAGCCACCGCCGATACTTGGCAGTATATATACACGATACAATACGGTTATCGTATATATAATTATATCTAGCATAATAGTAGTAATAATCACATTTTCCTATGGAAATTCTGTATTATATTCAATATATTTTGTCGTGGTTTTATCATAATGTGATCCATAATGACGCGACATATGCCGTGCTAAAAATTATGTTAATTATCGGTCTAGTTAGTTTATTGGTATATCGGGAATACGTGTTGTTTCTTTTGTTGTGCGTCGTGATACTTTCGTCCGAATGTTTTCGATGGATGACCGAAAATAACCGCGAATTCGGCGAAGTACAGAAAATGATAGCGTCGTCCTTATGGAGTGATAACGACCCAGCCTTTTTTTCAGCAATATCGGGTATCAACGATAAAGACGCACTCACAGATGGGGTTTCGCTATCTCGCGAAGGGTTTTCTCTCGGACTGCCCAAAATCATTCAGGGAGATGACAGCGGGAAAGACCATCGGCGATCAAACAAATTCATCGAAGAAGACAGTAATGATTTTACAGATAAATACTTTGAAAGCAAGCAGTGCTCGATCGGAAGCGGGGCTGGCGGTATTACGATGTTTGGGAGTAACGAACTGATTGGGGAATCGCGAACTGTCCAAATCAACCAGATATACGATTTTGCGAATAAAAGCACACACAACAATAGTAATGGTAGCACTAGTACGCGTGCCACCTATTTCATCGAGTGTGTGTATAACCCGATTAAACGAAGCTATGGAAAAGTCGGCACCTTTCGTCAGGTAAATAGTGACAAATATGTTGTCGGCGACTTTCGTGATATGAAAACACTCATGTATAACGATAGTAATAATCGCATCATCGATATCGCACGATGCCTCGCCCGGTTTAATACTGGACTATTATTCAATACAAAATCGGATATCACAGCAAATAGAAGTAATAGAATCACATTATCCGATAAAAAATTATCAGATAAAAAAGGTGAAGGTGATACAAAAATATCAGCAGATACAGCAGGATTCGTGTATATATCTCTCATCACCGGTGATAATAATGCCGATAAAATGGTACATATTCAGCCGCTGAATTCAGGGCGTGCTGGTGATAATCGTAGTGATAGCACATACAGTCAATTACTTCAATCTGTAAATTCAGACGAACGTTACAAAAATAATGATTCCTTAAAGCAGCGACATCTTAGCGTCTACAGTAAGGTATATGGGTTTCGCAAACGTATCGATGAAATTCTCTCGATGATGCGCCAACAAACCAAGAACGATGCTGCCTTATTATACACGATTCGTGTTGATGAAGCGATTATACAAGAGCTACGAATGATGCTTGGATATCTTGCGATTGTTCAACGAACATATGATATTATCAAGTATGAAACGGAATTAGGAACCGGTGATACCACAAAAGGTATTTATGTGACGAAACTGGCTATTTCTAGCCCTCCGCCGACTAATCTTGATGCTATTACTGTGACGCCTTCTACTATTGTAACCGGCGACACAAATATTTTTAAAATACCACACGATGACGATACGTATAATAGTATCGATGAAAAGAGATATTTATACGGGATTACCTATTATTTTGGTGGGCGACCGCATTAGTCTAGTCCTAGTCCTAGTCCTAGTCCTTCATAAAATATTATATTCACGTAATATAGACATATTGCGATACTATTATTATTCATTCGTTCGTATCGGGCGGTCAAATAATAAAAAATGGAATTAAGAACAATCGCAATTTTAGTATTGATGGCGACGATCGTCGTATTGACATCCGCATTCGGAGCGTACCAAGACGGGATCGAAAAACAGAAGGAGCGTGAGTTTGACACGAAAAAGAAGGCCGATAAAGCCGCCGATACTCCGAGTGCTCTTGTTGGCGCCTCAGGTGCGGCGACATCTTATAAACAAAGCGCTGCTCATCTCGATACATCCGAAAAGGTAGAAGGGCCTTATGTGAAAGAAGGTCCGAACGCATATCGCGGAAAAGCTGGCGGGTATGACCTACGCGACACCTATGACAGCGACGACAGCGGCGACAGCGACGACGACAGCGAAAGCGACGGAAAGCCAATGACAGAGTTTCAAAGAAAAATCAAATACATCAAAACGATATTTAAAGAGATATTTAGTAAATGGAGTGCTCAAGAACCTATCATGGCGCCGGTGAGTGTAGAAGAAGACCCAGATAACCCGCTGGGTGAAGGGTTTAAAATTCGCGAGAAATTTAAGAAAGGTGCGCGTCAAGGAATGCGAAAACTTAAAAACGCGTTTCGCGGGCGTTTCAAGTAGCGACTACGACGCCTAGGCGGAGGCATAGGCGCAAGAAATAATCTATTGTAATACTAATAGTTACAGTATTATAATGTCAAAACATAAGCGTAGTAGATCTTCGTCTTCGCGCAATAAAATAACGATGAAAGCAGGGGGGGGTGCGAGTGCTGCTGCCGCTGCCGCTGCCGCACCTGGAGCACCAAAACCACCGCAAGTCGGTGGAGCCCCGGGGTCGATTGCTTCATCTCCACTAATCCCTCCCATCACCTTGAAATCATTTACGGACCTTTTTTCCGGAAAAACAAACTTTTTTACACTACAATCACCGGCAAACAATATTATGAACTCGAAGGTATTGACCGCCGCACACAACTTCTTCCATAACCTGAATACAAGCACATTTTTCGCCGGTTTTGTCATGATTATCCTGAATATCGGGTCGCGGTATATCAACCTCGACTTGAACTCTTCGACAGAATCATGGATTAAATATTTGATGAGCAAAGAAGTCCTTGTATTTGCGGTGAGCTGGATGGGAACCCGTAGTATATATTACGCTCTTGTAATTACCGCATGTTTTACGATTGTAGCGGACCATCTCATGAATGTGGATAGCAAGTATTGCGTGATTCCGTCGAAGTTTAGGGACCTGCATACAATGACAGAAGAGAAGCATGGGCCTCAGAAAAATGTGAGCGATTTAGAAATCAGTAACGCATTACATACTCTCGAAAAAGCGAAAAAAGAGAAGGAAGAAACTGACCATTTAGAGATGGTGAAATATCACCAGATGTTCAAGGATGACACCTTTGAGTCGTCACAACCGGCGAAGGTGGGGGGCGGCGGTGGCGGCGGGAAATAACATAGCGTATTTTTACGAGAAGAAAAATAGAATGAGTATATAGTTAGTATAGTCATTCTGTCGGAATAAGGGTGTTGATGGCAGGATTATCAAGTTCGCATGACGATGGAGAATTTCCAGATTTTTCAAGAGCTATAAAAGAATCAGAGGCTTTACATAGTCACGACACTAAGGCAACAGCCGAACAAATTATAAATAATCCAATTTATGGGCTTTCAGATAATACACCCGCTGCTTCATGTTGGATTCGAAGCACCTTTCAAATGTTAATGAACACTCAAAAATACAGAACATGGATTGATGATACATCAAGAACCGAATGTACGAATTTTCGCACTATTTTTCAAAGTGTTATTAAAAAGAATGAAGTATATCCATTTGGCAGAAAACCACGTGTTATTCAAATTGGGGATTTACTAAGAAAGTCACTAGATTATAAAGATATTTCAACTCATGATAATCCAGAAATACCATTATTCAATAAATTGTCTTCATATCTACAAGAAACATGTGAGGAATTATTAACACAAATATTCGGTTGTATCAACTTCAATAGTAAAAAAGTTAAATATTCTCTTCATTTGACTAGTGATTTAAGTGAATTTATTATTGATAATATAAATGAAGATAAAGATGATTCAGTATTTTCAATTTCATCTAATTTACAAACACGTATAAATGCTTCAAAAGTTGTAAAAATACAAACTGTATTAGATAATATACCGGTTCCGTTAAAAGATAGTAATGTTACAGAAAATTTTACGTTGGGGGTTCATACTGAGAGTAGAACCTTAATTTATGAAATAAATGAAAATTATAAGTTATTAAATGTCTCAATAGACACCTTACGAAGGTATGACGCTAGCAATTTTAAGAGGTATATTGAAAATTCAGTCGAACGTTTCATAAGATTTCATGCTTTTTTAAAATACAAAGAACCTGAGATTAATTCAGTTATGGAGAGTGCGCTTAATACATTAGGTCATTTGTTACAGCAAAAAACAACAGGACAATTAAGGGGTGCTGAATTTACTTTACGCCCGAATGTGATACAGGAAATAAAAAACAGATTTGAAAAATTGAAGGGATCATTTAAAACAAATGAAGCTATCGTTCGACAAATTTCAGGATCAGTTGGTGATGTTTTACATCATCTTCCGAAACTTGTAACGTTTCATACGTATAAAAATGTTAGTGATATATTGTCCCGTATGTTTCCAAGTGTTTTTGAAACATATAAACCAGATGATTATATATTTTTGTCTCCAACACCTGATGTCCCTGGAACAGCGGATAAGAGAAACTATATGACAAATTTAAGATATACCGATCCACCACATACGATATATAACTTTAATGGAAAAAAATATAAGTTAATTTGTTTAATATGGCATATTGGCAATACCAGAGGAAGTGGTCATTATGTTGCTGAAATAAATATAAATAAACCTATACATGAAAGTATCACCCCAGGTTTATATTTATGTGATGGTGACGTTACAACTAAAATAGATAGTTGGAATAGCATAAATAATCAATTTTCGCCACATTTGTTTGTATTCGAGAATGCGACATTAACGCCAGGTATACCTCAGGTAGATTTTCCCCCAGTAGTTACCGGTTTGCGCGGCAAATCTAGTAATCCCCCATTACTCACATCCGGTTGTGTTGTCCAGGTTCATGAAGGGAGCGGAAACTGGGGTGATTTGCCGTCCAGCTACAAACAGATTTTTGCTCCTATAAAAGCGACCATCGATTCTCTAATTAAAGCGGGTTATAAGCATATTGGTTTTACATATTCTGCAAACCAAGCGCAGACTCAGGAAATGTTTAAAGAATATGATTTCAATCATGGCGAACAAAAAAAATTATCCCTAAAGCTAACAAATGGTGTTATCAAAACGAATAAATTTAAATCACTCAAAGGCAGTGGTCAAGGATATATAATGGGTCAAATAAAACATGTATTGAGCCAAGACGCGAAATATGATAGGGTGTTCAGAATTATTCCGTTCAGCACGATGAGATATATTCTTGATTCAAATGGAGAAAAATATATTACTGATTCAGATGGAAATCTACAACCATACGTACCAGACAGGAATTCTCTTGGTAGCGTAGAAGATTGTATCAATTTTGCTACTTTATTTTTACAACTACCTAACAGTATAATTATAGGTTGGGCAGCTTTTAAAGATCCAAAATTAACGGATGAAACCTTAAAAGATGACTATTTTGCCATAGGTGGCAAAATCGCGAAAAAAGCAATACAAGAGAATCCAACAACTGATTATAAAATAGAAGAGGTAGTGCCGGTATTCCGGAATTGGGCTCTACAAAACTGGAAACCGAAGGCTCAAAAATTCGTAGATAGCCTTCCGAAATCATCATCGATGAAAGCCGCCGCATTAAAAAAAGGAAGTTCCAGTAAGTCTGTTTCTCCACCTCCTCCTCCTCCTCCTCCCACGCCAGGATTAAACTCCCAACCAGGATTTATAACAGAAATCAAGAAGCGAATCACCGAAATAACCGCGGCGGCGAAGCTTGGAATGGCTAAACCAAATATCGCAATCGTAGTAAATGGTGGCTCATTCAACCCGATACATAATGGTCATTTGGAAATGTATACATTAGCAAGACAACGTTTGCGAGGTTTATCTTCTGATGGCACACAATTATCAGGAGGTTTTCGTGGTAATACTACATACCACGACGTATTAGTGGTATACGTTGTTTCGCCTGTCGACCGCCTTTTAATAAAAAACAATGAAAGTAACACACACAGCACACCACCCAAAATAACATACGACGCATCTGGCATCAAATACAGAATCAATCTTTGCCGCGAAGCATTTGCGAGTATCGATGACGTCAATCCTAATCCGAATGAAATCAAACTAGCAAGTGACGGAAATCATCTTTCCAAAAACATGTTTGTTTGGCCGGATGAAACAGATAACGCATATAGTATTAGTGATAAATTTAATGAAGTGCTTAAAGGCTTTGATGTTACATTCTACGGGTTGGCTGGTTCAGATAAAGTAATCCCGGATTCAGGAAAAGAAATAGACCCAGGAGAAAAATATTATTTCTTACACGGGATTCACGGTTTTTCAGTTATAGTTGGAAGGGACAAACAAAAACAAGAAGTGGAGAAGGTTTTTACAAGTTTTGATCCTAGGATACTTAATCGTTCGCCCATCCCGCCATATGACCCCAAAGATGGTAAAATTTCTATAGAGACTCAGTCCCACGTTTCATCTACGAATATTCAGCCGCAGATTCGTTATTTGAGTAATTATTTAAAATTTATAGTTGCCCAAAGTCAATACACAAAAAGTATTACGAACACGTCTTGTAATAACGCGAATAAAGACGTATCAAACTGTATTCCGTATACTGAACAGGACAACCAAATTGAACAAATTCGACATCGCGTTCGGTTAATTTCAGTTCCTCATAGTATTCTCTTCAAATTGGTCACATACGATGAGAATCCACAACCATCTATTAAAGATAATGAACGTGATAAGGCTTGGTGTGGTTACAAAGAGTTTCGGAGGTATTTATTCAGAAATAAAATACGTAATTTATACCAAAGAAGGATTGAAAGTTTGAAAAGTAGAACAGATACGATAATTACGGATGAAACAGCGAATAACCAACTGATTAACCAACTAGAAAGGTATCAAACATACCACACCGTAAGAGAGAATTTAACAATCGCACCAACTAAAAAAACTGGAATAATCGAATTTTTACAAATGACGTCAGGACATGCGTTATTCATCCAAGGGGCTAATAGCGCAAAGACAAGTGTATTGAATTTTGCGAATCCGACATACGTAGGCGGCGGAGTAATGTATGGTTCATGGGTTCAAGAAGAAACTCTTTGTATGATGTCGCCTTTATTATATCTAACGTTGGCATCTATTAATGGTATTGATGAACTGTCAAAAAATGAAAACCCTACACCGCGACATATATATGAAACAGAGTGGGGCAAAGATAATTGGAATAAAAAATTCTTCTACACAAACGATACAAACGCATTAGATTTTGATACAACTGATGAATTTACGTTTCAGCTTCCGGCGCCTTGGATTGAGCAAACTGACCATGCGTCTGGCAAGATCTTCTATGTCAACACTCAGACGATGGTTCGCCAGTGGAATATACCTGGCCGAACATTTCAAGGCCACGTCATTACTGCGGCAGCTTATGATTGGAAAGATAAAGAAAATCCTTCAAGTTACGCTACAAATAACGAATTCAACAATTCTATGATTCGTATGATTCAAAATATGGCGTATGTCGCTGCGACACAACAAGAATGCGATGTATTGGTTTTGGGAGCATGGGGGTGTGGTGCTTTTGCGCCGAAAAAAACTGACAATAATCCAGTCGATGGTTATATTGAACATGTTGCGCGATTATTTTGCCGAGCTCTTTATACACCGGTTAATAATGGAAAAGAAACCGATAAATCATCTGTTGTTACATACAAGGATTTATTTACAAAAGTTATTTTTCCGATTCCGGATTGTAATACTTACGACATATTTAAAGGTGCGTTTGATGCTGAGGACGCCCAAATACAGACAAATGGCAGGGTTTGGATGGGTTATGTCGGCGAAGAAGACGCAGAGTTATATTTTGATGATGAGAGTGATGAAGACGCCACCAGCATATCTTCTGTAAGTTCAACACTATCAAATTCTGCCGCTGCCGTCAACCCTGGTTCGACACCTTACATAACCCTAACAAACATGATTGCTAGTATCGACTCAGGAATAGACCATTACGTCGAACAGATCAGTAATCGCAATCCTCTGAGAGAAATTTCGGTGAACGAACAAGCAGTCACCGCCAATCAAAATAAAGAGATACCTAAATTTTCGCGTGTTGACGGCAATTTTCCGAAATCGACCGTTCCTTTATTCGAGCAAATGATTTATCATCGCGCCGGTTCTGTGAATTTAAAACCTCTCGATATATTCGTTCCCACCGGTTACAAAGTAAATTTCCAAGAAATCAACGAATATTTCCGAGAGATGACGCGACGGAACGACCCCGAAACCCAAGAACTCATAAATCTGGTAATTAACGCATATGGAAATAACAATAACAGTCTGTTTTATCGACATACCCTTCCAGGCAAGCCCACGACGACGGGGGTTAGACCGATAATGGTTGGTGGAGCATACCCTGCGCAAACCACGATGAAAGGTGTATTTAATCTAGACCCAAAGACAGAAGAGTTTATCCAGTTTAAAATCGATAAGTGGCACCGGAGTTATATTGATTGGTGCTTTTATCGAAACGCAACCCGGTTTTTCGTCGAAAATCAACAATTGCCGAAGGGAGAATTAGTTACCTTGAAAATTGAATTTGATGAAGTATATGATGCGATTGGGGGAAGAGGGTTGATGAAAATGGTGGATGTTATTCGAGATCATTATGAAAAAATAGACGATTATTATAGCAATAATGTCAAAAATGACGATAGTATCAAAGAACAATCCGATGAGTTTACAAATTTCATTTACTTATTTGATATTTTATACGCTGAAATTCAAAAATACAAGAACGACCCATTAGATTATGTCACCGAGCGAAAAAAGTATTTTCCGTCATATTCATTCGACGCGAATAGTCGTTCGTTTCTGTTAAAGGTCTTTGATCAATTCCGTTCCATTTTTATTCAGTTGAAGTTGCTCAAAGACGCTCACACCACCAAAAATTTTATCGATACCGTGCCTTATTTATCCCAACTTGAAACATTACAATCCATCGCCGACGAATTTACAAAATTAAAACAAAGTATTGAAAAAGACCCTGCGTTGAAAAATGCCGTCGAAATATTCGAGAAATATATGCTGACGTCTAATGGGTTTACTGATGTCAATCGACAAACGAAACATATACCAAGTTATAAAATCATTCAGTATGTATTTCAGACGATAAGTTATTATAACGAACCACGGACTACGCCTCCGCCGTCGAATGGGTTATTTGAGGAGTATGTCACACAATTATACACTACTCCTACTCAACTAACAAATCCAAAAGATATATTCGGTACTTCGATTGACGACAATTTTATAAAGAATTTGTATGATTTGCCAAATACGAATCAACATAATAGTAAAATCGATGTAAATAGGATGGAAGAGTTGAATGAGTTAGATGAGCTTTTACGTAAAAGAATTGAATTGAATAACCCATCGGATGAGGAGGAGGAGGAGGAGGAGGAGGAGGAGGAGGAGGAGGAGGAGGAGGAGGAGGATAAGAAGGCTTCGACGGCGGCGGCGGCGGCGGCTGCGGATAAGACGGCTTCGACGGCGGCGAAGGAGGCGGCGGCGGCGGAGGCGGCGGCGGAGGCGGCGACGGATGCGGCGGCGAAGGCGGCGGCGAAGGCGGCGACGGATGCGGCGGCGAAGGCGGCGGCGAAGGCGGCGGCGAAGGCGGCGGAGGCGGCGGCGGCGAAGGCGGCGAAGGCGGCGGAGGCGGCGAAAAGAACGGCATGGGCGGCGGCGAAGGCGGCAGGGTATACGATAGAAGCGGATGCGGAGGCGGATGAGGTGGTGAAGGCGGTGAATGTGGCGAAGGCGGCGAGTTCGAACATAGAGTTAACGACGGCGGCGGCGGCGAAGGCGGCGGCGGCGGCGGCGAAGGCGGCGGCGGCGGCGGCGAAGGCGGCGGCGGCGGCGAAGGTGAAGGCGGCGGCGGATAAGTCGGCGGAGGCGGATAAGTTGGCGGAGGCGGATAAGTTGGCGGAGGCGGCGGATAAGTTGGCGTCGGCGAGGCTAATGGTGAAGGTGGCGGGGCTTAGGGCGGCGTCGGCGAGGTTGATGGAGGCTGCGGCGAGGCTGATCGTGATTGTGGTGAATCTGCGGACGATGGCGAATGCGGGTGAGATGATATTGTTGGGGGGGGCGGCGCCGGCGCGGGAGATTCTGATTGGCGGGACGGGGACTCGTGGTATTGGTAAAAAACAACTTACAACAGACATGAAAACGGGATTAAAAGCGGAACAAATGGTGAAAAACGCTCTGGAAACACTTAGTAGATCAATAGAAAAAACAGCCCACGAAAAACAGGCGCGTTTTAGAAAATCCAAACAACCAATTATAAGAGGACCATTGTTAGCACCTACAGCCGACAAGGTCGAAGTCGCAAAAAGGAGATTAACAACTCAAATCAAATCTTTAAATCAACATCTACAAGCATATAATGAACCTAGTGAGAAAGACGCATATACAAATGATGTGATATTGAACGATATGATTGAACAGGTTGAAGCAAAAATAAAATTATTAAAAGGTAAATATTTCGTGTCGTCATTATTGGATTATAATCATGACTTTATTACGACGACGACGACGCTGTCGCCTAAGGAAATCACAATCTCCGCCGCCAACTTCTTTCACAAATTCTACACCGAATCAAAATTGGAGACACCCGAACTAGATTCATTTCCACCGAAAAATGAGGTGTCTTCTTTTTCATTTGGCATAGATTTGATTTTTTGGGTTCTGTTTCGTATTTCAAAGTACTATTTCGCGTCTTTTCATGCGAATTTTATCGAGAAATTAAAAGAACAAATCGGGCCGCAAAATATAGAATTACGCACATTAAGAACAAACGTCCAATATAATGAAAGCAAGCTCAATCATGTGTGCGAAATTATTGCGAAATTACTTGGTATATCAGTTGTCCGTATTATTCCTGATAGGTCAAGCTATTTACATAAAGAAGATAATCGTGTTAAAGGATTTGTAAATAGTGATTCCTATCTTGAAAAATGGGATTATACTCTTAACGAAGAAACATACTCAGAAAAAATTAAATATGTTAGCGACAAAATGACGAAAGGGTTAGATAAGACGCTAGGGTTGGCAGACGACGCAAATGGGACGATACTGGCTATAAAGGCAGAAAACGATAAAAAAATGAAAGCGGCCTTAGTCGAATTATTAAACCACAATACGGTTCAGGTTGTTCATATGTTATTTGCCAAACCACGAAATATTTGGTATTCGCCGGATATGCGAACTGGAAGTTTATCAGGGGGGTCAAAATGGGCATTTATTCGTTTAGAAAAACCAGAAATTATTGCTAAGAGTGCGTTTAAATTATTGAATGATGAATGGGATAAAAATATACAGCCAACGGGCATTCAGCATTTAAAAATAGAAATAGTCAAAGAATCATCTTTTCAAAAAAATGAATTAGATACGGCAAAAGGAGAAAAAAGTCTATGTGTGTTTCTGGTTGACACGCAAACACCACCGCAAATGATAGAACCTGGGAAGGATTCGTCGAATGATTCTAGGTTTCAGAACCCGTCATTTAATATCGGCGATGTTAAACCCGGAGTAAATGATGATCATGCGGTGGGGGCTAAAATACTAGATAAACTGGTTGGTTTAATAAAACCTGACTCGCAAAAATGCGATAATGTACGCGGGTTGATTCAAGAGCAGACAAATGAAATATCTGCGATGATGAAGAACTTACTAAAAGCGGCGGGTGTTGATATGTCAATCGGAATAACATCTCTAAAAAATAAGATAGCGATGGCACAGGCAGATAATGCGATATTATTACTTACCGTACTTGTTAATCCAGATTTGTCGTATAATAGAATGATATCACCACCACCTGCGAATGTGGCTGAAGCATTATCTATTGCGAATAAGTATAAAGGAAATCCGGATTTTGACGCGATTCGAGGGTATTGTGAATATTTAAATGCTAGTAGAAAAACTCAGGTTAATCAGATCCAACTAACAAAAGGAATACAGCTGATTCTAGACAGCAATGCCAAAAACAATCGTTATTCAAAATTAATTGTGACAATAATTGATACAAATGAGCCCAATTCTGACATTATGAATTTAATAAATAAACGAGGCAAAGGCGGAGACGGAGACGAAGGCGGAGACGAAGGCGGAGACGTACCCGGCGATAGTTTAGTAATGGTTGGTGGAGGTCTCCGGCGACGTTCATATATCGGTGGAGGTAAAAAAGCGGTCGAACTTTTAATGGAAGTCGAAAAAGAGCTCCCGATCGCAAAATTAATATTGGCACGAATGATATTCTATGGTAAAATCGATCATAGAGATTTACCTGACAACAAACCTATTATTGATATGTTTCAAGATCTTGCCAAAGATGGCTATGTACAAGCCGAGTTCTGGATCGCCAAAATATTGGAAGAAGGCAAATTCGGTGTTAAACGCGATACAGCAACAGCACAACGGTATTATGAACATGCGGCAAAGCAAGGTCATATCGATGCGGCATATGCGCTGGGCTATAAATACAATCAAGGTAGCGATGGCATAGACCAGAGTAAAACTAAGGCTCTAAAATTTTTGAAAATAGTAATGGATGACAGTAAAAAAAAGTTTCATATGTACGATTATACTGAAAGTACTGTCGATCATGCTAAGACCCTTTATGCCGAAATAACAAACGAGTTAGAGATAGAGAATTTATTAATTACAGCTAAAAAGGAAGCTGAGAATTTTCTTGATAAAGACGCTGGCGCTGACGGCCGCGTTGACGGCCGCGCTGACGGCCGCGCTGACGCTGGCGCTGACGGTGATGAAGGTGTAATTCCTGCCGTTAGTTCCGCCTCTGCCTCCGTCTCTGCCGCTGCCGCTGTTGCTGCCGCTGCCACTGCCGCTGCCTCTGCCGAAAGTAAGGAGAGTATTCGCCCGGAAGATGTAGCTCTATCGGTAACTTCCGACGCAACATCGGCAGTAACATCGGCAGTAGTAGCCTCTTCAGCGGCAGCATCCGCAGCAGTCGCAGCTTCGGCACCGCCGAGAGGGATGGGTCCCGTTCCACCTCGTCCGATGGACTAAACGGATATAAACAATTATAGAGCACTCGTTCAAATAATATCCAGTTTAATAGAAAGTATCATTACTTGTCTAAATATTTATTATAGTACGACTAGTACGACTAGTGATTTCAAAAATCAAAAATACGGAGAAATACAAGGTTATATACAAAAAATAGACGATTCTATACAACAAATAACTGACAAACATTATCCAACAAGAGTTGTAGATACATCATTAATGGGCCATTATAATGACGACCTTCAAGCAATCAATCGAACTTATTCTAACGCTATTAAAAATTACGATCAATTGACGCCGACATTAGTAACATTTTTAAAAGATCATCGAATCGCATCAAGAGAATTAGGTGTGAACCCTGAAACACGTGATGTATTATTTTTTCCGGGGGGACAACGAGGAGGACTACACAGTTTTTCGGGTGGTGGTGGAAGTGAAAGTGGAAGTGAAACTAAAACTAAAAGTGATACGACCATTTCAAGCAATCCTCAACCAGAAGAAAAGCCATATCTCATACCACATGGTTCAGATATATCTCGCATGTTTGTCAAAGACGTTACTCTCGGTGATATAGTGGTCGGTATTAAAGAAGAAATACAAAAATTACCTGAACCGAGGGTTGTCTCCCGAGTTCGTAGGACTACTGAAAAGCTTGGAGTTGATGGTATGAGAAACATCGTCACACGAAAACACAGGGATTTCCGTGTTGAAGATACAGAAAAGCATACTGTAAAGAATACCCGAAAACATAAAATAGTTACGATATCTCTCAATAAAACGAGGCGAACTAAAACATAATAATAAGCCTTCGCTTGGTGTGTTCAAATGAATCATGATAATAATCTTCGAATATTCTCGCGTACTCGAATATTGGTTTGTCTGTAATGATAGTGTTACGAACAACGTGGTCGTCGTCGTCGTCGTCGTCGTCGAATCCTTCTGTTCCGCTTTCATCATCGGCATCGGGGTCGGGGTCGGGGTCGGGGTCGGTGGCATCTTTTACAACATATAGTATCATCTCTTCATGGCTCTTCCATAAATCGATGATAGAAAATACATCACTGGTCGTATCGTATGAAGAACTAACATGTGTTTGGTATGGTGTATAATAACACTCATCAACCCTAGGGAAGAAAAGTGGCTTGGCTGGCGAGGGCCAGTATTTGATAAAATGATTCTCTCCGAGGGGTTCGATCGTACTCGGAGAATCCCGGACAACCTGAATTACAACATTATGTTTCGAGAGATTATCGCGAATGATGTTATCGAAGTAGGACGAAGCATGTGCGGCCGGAGTGTTCGTAAAAACAACCACGACTTTGGATGTGGGCGATGGAAGCGGTATTGTGGTTCGCCATACATCTCTCGCCCATTCGCGTTCCGGTCGGTCGTGTGTATCGTTACGTGTAAGAACCGCCGGAAATACATGAGGCGTCATTCCATGAGCATTCATCTGACAATATAGGCTGTGTGTATCTTTGGGAAAACAGGTGCCACCAAAACCGCGTCGTCCATCCGGACCTGGTACTTGAAAATGCGACGTCCCCATTCGTGCGTCGAGTTTCGCAAGTTTGACAACCTCGGTGAAGTCTGTTAGCGCGGCTTGAGAGAAATCATAGAATTCATTCATCAGCCCGACTTTCGCAGAGAGGAAACAGTTTTTCATGAGTTTCAGCATTTCAGCTTCATTCGTATCACAGAATACGATGGTGCGCGAATCAATCGACCCGTTTTTATGACTTCGTTGAATGAGTTTGGTGATACGTTTTTTGAATTCTTCTTCATGAGCGCATTCATCTCTCGGAATACCGACAATCCATTCTTTGGTGGTGCGAAAATCGTTCTCCCATCTAGCTTCCGTGAGAAACTCGGGCATGAAATAACATCCATGTTTGGCAGCAAACCCGACAGGTATTGTACTACGGATGATTTTGTATGGGTTAGAGAATCGAGCCAACGTTTCTTCTAGTATCTTTGTGTAACACGTCCCGTCATGGTTAAGTGGCGTTGGAAGGCAGAAAAAAAGGAGGTCGCATTCGCGGTCGAGTTGTTCTAGGGTGATTCCCGGTGGATAGCATGCGTCGGGGCGGATATCATAAATAAGGACGTCGATGGTTTTGAAGAACATGCGTTTAAAAAATGGCGGGAGGGTTCCGCCCCCCTGCGACGGGTGATATGGAGTTCCATCCGCACTATATGTTATTACCGACTTCGATTTCGCTGGGGTTGTCGTCGTATCGGGCAGTACCTCAAATCTCTCGGCGAGGTCTTTTCCTTTTGAGAAATAATTCTTCGCAAATATACATGTCGCTCGCCCGACAAAGCCGTTGCCAATAATTCCGATTTTCATTATGTAATCAATACTAATTCGTTGGGTTTAATATTGATTTGTATTTGTGTCCGCCGAATCACTCATCATTATCATTACCGCTGATATCGATATTGAACATATCAACCACGATATCCGTCATATGTTGCATATAGCTCATCTTGCTTCCCAATCTAGTTCCAATCGAATCCATAATCGCAACCGTAATGAAGAGACGATAAAGTGACCTTTTAAACATCAGACCATAATTATTCAATATGTAATTGATCATATAAATCTCGCTTACTCCAAAAAATTTGATTTCGGGTGTTGTAAATGCGACCAAGACATCGGTTAATTCGTTACGAAGTTGTTGATATTTGTCAGAATTTTTACCAGGAATAACCATGTGAAGATCGTTTTCAGGATTAGCCGTTTCTGATAGTTCGCAACTCATAATCAAGTCGATAATTTTATCGAACCGACGTTGATACATGAACTTTACTGCTTTAAATAAAATATCTTGATCGTTACGCGATAGATGTCCAATGATACCAAAATCAAGAATACATATTTGGTATGTTGGATTTGATGCCGTGGAACCGAAGGTAATCAGCGACGGATTTTTTACGAATAATATATTCCCTGGATGAAGATCCCCGTGATAAAAAGAAGTACAAAACGCAGCCTTTGCGTTAAATGCTGCCAATATTTTACCAAATTCATCATGGTCTTCTTCTTCAATATCCGTTATCTTCATACCGTTAATATATTCCATAACAACAACATCTGGGTTTAACTTTTCAGTATAATCCGGATATGGCTTCGGTATTTTTACGTATTCGTAATCTTTCCAACTTCGATAATATAGCGTAATATTCGCGAGTTCTTTACGAAAGCATACTTGGTCGTTTAAACATACGATATTTTGAAGAATAAGATTTTCAACATTCAACGTTCGAAGATATGGAAAGTATCGCGTAAGCTTCGCAAATACTACGAGATTGTTCATCGATGTGTTGAAATTTTTGCTTATATTTTTACGAAGATACTTGACAACTACCTCTTCATCGCCGCGGCTGCTGCCATCGCTACCATCACCGCCACCGTCGATCACTCCCTTAAATATCAACGACATTAACCCAGATTTAATAGGTGTATAATTATTTAAAATCCGTAATCGTCGATATGGAGCACATTCAATCGAACGAGCCTCTAGCTCTTTAAGTTCATTTACGTCGTATTCGTCCGTCGTGTATTCTACATTATCGGTGTATTCACTAAAAAACTGATTGAGTTCGGGGGATACGATATTGCGATTGGTGGCAAATGCTTGAAATATTTTGACATACATCATGTTTTTAGCAGCGAGTCGTTTGCTTACATCTATGATTGCATTATTGCGCGATTTCCATCCTATTTTATATTTCATGTATTCACTACCACAAATATAACATGATGTGATTGTGAACCACGATGCGTAAATGAAATCGCGGCATGACATCTTATAATAATACTCTTTCGTTCGCTCGATGTAATTGTCGTAATTCTCTTGTTCTGTACTGTTATCTTCAGATGTGGTCATACTTGGTTGCTCGTGTTCTAACTGTTTTTCTTGTTCAATATATTCATTCAATAAATCATCCATCACTCGACACGAATTCTTTTATTATGTATTATTACCTTAATAATTCTAAATACATATTATGTTAATGATATAATATGTATGGCTGTTTTACGCTCTTCATCGAAGTGATTCCATCGCGACTTTCAAGCGAAAGTACATCTTTTTAATAAGAATTCCAATCGCATTCTCCATCGCCACTGTGAGCTCGGTTTCTTGGTCGGGTTTCAGTTTAAACATGTGTAGAACCTGGATCGTTGAATTCGCCGCTTTATTATCGGCGGTTTCTTCGTAAATGAATTTTTGTATATAAAGTGGGTATTCCAGAAGTTTGTATTTTTGTTCCTGAAGCTGTGAATGATCCTCATATGGGATACTTTTGCTTGTAAAGATGATTTCGGTATTTCCGTTGCTCGCATATCTTTTTGCGACTTTTGTATGTACATACATATACGTTCTCAAACCGCCTAAATCTCCGCCGATATCGCGGAACTTGTAAAATATATAATGTTCCGATGTATCTTGTGGATTGGGCGTAATATCAATAACGTCAATTACATCTTTATTCACTTCAAATAGTAATTTATGAAGATTAATATTGATAAGAGATAAAATATTAAAATTCGGATTATTGTACTTGTATTCCAGCGTAAATAATTTCATTTCGGTGTTTTTTCCTAACCGCATGTCGTTTTGCGTACATATCGGACGAAACTGAGTGGTTGATGAAGCCATCTGTTTTGTTCCTTACAATAATAAGATTACTATTTACTATTCTGCTAAAATATTTATATCTGTTTTACAGGTCCATGCTTACTGTGTTTCTCTCGGAACGTGGGCGTCTCTTTGATTTATGAGGCGTCGATTCTTGCGGAAGATCACCTAGACTAGAGACATTAACGACTGTTGGTTCGAGATTAATATCATCTCCTCCATTCATCCCACTACCGGTCATACCTGAAAGAATATTTTGTAGTGTAAGATTGCCCCCGTCGGAATTGGAGGTCGCTGTGCCAGCGTATTGAGAGCTGGAGCCTGTCGGTTGAATATTAATCGTTTTGGTTTTCAGGCGCGACATCATATCCGAAACATCTGATGACGGGCCGCGCATTTCAGGGCGGCGTGATTTTTGGTCTGACTGGGACGACTGCGTCGACATCGGGGTAGGCATCGCTGTCGCTCCAGGACGAACCGGAGGTGGAGGGGCTACGGGTCCCTTTGTCGCGATCGGTGGAGGAGGTGGGCGGTGCTGTGCGTAAGGAGGTGGCTCATTATTACGACCAAACCCACCGCCGCCACCGCCACCACCGCCACCACCGCCGCTGCCCATGATATCATTCATGAAATTACCAAATCCAGAACCGCGACCGTTGGGCGCACCGCCTCCACCTCCGCCTCCGCCACCAGTCATATTATTCGACATCGATGAAACCGCTGCTTGCGTAAATTGCTGCATAAGTTCGGGGTTTTGCCTCATAATATCATCCATGCCAGGAAGTGCCGACTTGAACATCGTATTGGTCATATGAAGCATAATCGCGCTTCCGCCTAATTGGAAGAGGAGTTTCAACTCGGGCGACATCTTTGCCTTTGACTTGTATTTTTCATGAAGTTCGCCGAAGATTTCATCGTACTCGGTTAGGTTCTCATTCACTTGTTCTGACCATCCATCCAATTTCAGGTCGAAAGGGTCAAACTTGTTATTCAGAAACTCAAGACCAGTAATACATGCGAGCAACATTTTACCCTGAAACTTCACACTATTCTGTCTCTCACGCTCTTCCATTTGTGTATCATATTCGCCCTTCATCTCTTGGTAGGACGAATCCATCGAGTATCGCTTTGTGAGTTGAACACCTTTCTGTTCGAGTTCTTCCAATTTACGAAGAAGCTTGAATTTCTCCTTCAACATCTCCTCTTTCGAGAGCTGCGGCGTTGGGTCGACATTCGAGTCTGGATCCATCGGAATGTTATTGAATTTGCCATACCCGTCCCATGTGCGATTATCCGCGTCAGTATTTGAAGTCGAATGCCCTAAATGAATCCCGCCGCCACCGCCGCCACCGCCGCCGCCACTAGATTCACCATCCGATTTGCTTAAATTAAACATTCCACTCAAGAATCCGCTGCCACCACCACCACCACCGCCGCCGCCGCCCGACTCATTATCAGATGAACGTGTTGGGCCGACATTACTAAGGTCATTCAACTCGTTTTCAAGCGCGGTCAATTCACTCAAATCAATATCTCCGCCACCACTCCCACCATTACCTCCTTTACGGTCATTATCCTTAAATTTATTATTCATAAGAAGTTCGATTCCGCCACCAAAATTGCCGCCGCCGCCGCTGGATGATTTTCCGCCACTTCCGCCAAAAGTGAATGTTGGCATCGTATCCAACGCTCCTAAATCGATTTCTTCCGCCATCGTATTCTCGTATGTGATATAATAGAATGTAATCTTTATACTAAATTACACGAATTCTTTATTATTGGATTTATACCGCATTATATTTTGAATACATGACTGTAGATATCCATATAATAAAAGCAATCCAAAATGAATGGGCTTTATATTTTGATACAAATGAACTATGACTTCCTATGTAATAACCGGTGAGGTTTGCGATAATATCAGTTATTTTGTTAGAAATACCTTCATTCCAATATTTTTCAGGAATGAACCAGTATTTTTGTAGTAATGGATATACAAATGGATGTCGGGCCGCATATCCTTCAACAATTTCCCATAACAAAGATACTCCCACCGCAATACCAAACCGATTTGGAAATAAAATACCAATCATAAAGTATAATACAAAATGAACAACCGTGAATAAATTAACATATTGATGATTCATACCGTATAAACTAATTGGATTTTAACTATTTTCATTGGCGTTGAACAAATGAACCCGCCATAATCCTTGTAAAAAACAATCGGCGAGGTCGTCCTTCTTTTTATGTGTTTCAAATACTGTCATCCATTTTACATAATCCGATTTGTGTTTTCGAGAGATTTCGCCGAGTGAGCGGCATACAGCAATACCGGATTTCTTGCGATCTGCGTAAGTAGAAGCATCTATATATATACCTCCTCCGTCATCTGCGCCGGTATCACCTCCGCTGTCGAGTGATTGAGAGATTGGTGTATCTGTAAAGAGTTTCAACTTACATGACGCCGATATAAACTCGATTTGTGGAACATGTTTCATAATAAAATATTGTGTGATCATACCCTGTAGTGTCTTCATCCGAGAGGCGAGTGTGCTGATTTGATTTTCAATAATCATCATTTCTATCGGTCCGCTACATTCAGATAATATCAGGTCTAGATGTTTCATCATATTGCGTCCGTATGTGATTAAATCGAGGTCGTGTGCGTAAGTATAGTTCGCTTTTTTGGGTTTACTGGCAGGCGTTCCAGCGATATAATTCGAATACTTTTGTTCATCGAATGGTTCCATGTAATCTCTCGAGAGTGTTGTTTTGATTTCTTCGATGAGGTCGGATTTTCGAAGTTTCAGATTCGTCGCGGCGGCACCGGGTTCGAGAGATTGTGGCGACGACGACGAGGATGTTGCTAAACATGCTTTAATGTCCATGAGTTCTCCTAGTTTCTTCTTCAATAATAGCTCAGGCTTACGTTTGATCGGTAAAATCTCTCGAGATGGGATTTTATATTTGGATTTATCGGCACATTTTGCGCAGTATATCAATGGAGCCGAAGGCGGAATAGCCGAAGGCGGAATAGCCGAAGGCGGAATAGCCGAAGGCGGAATCGCGAACATCCACTTTGCCAACTTAGTATCGTTTATACATAATCGTTTCGGCGGAGGTTGGGCGACTTCTGTAACTGATGATGCCGAGAGATTGGGCTCGAAACGTAAATCAATTACATCCCATCTCTCGATCTTAATATGATGAATAAGTTCCGATGCTGACGCACCGGTAAATGCGATTGTGTCAGAAATGCTAAATATACAATATGCGAGATTCTTCATACCGACATCAAAACTTATGATTCGCATCTCTCGGTGCGTGTAATTTGTAATGCTGAATATAACAGACATTACAAATAATGGTTTATTATAGTTTTGACAGATGATACCCGCTATCTAGTGGTTTTGTTTCTGTTGACGCTGGAATTCGAGAACCTGTTCTTGTGTGATTTCTGGTGCAACCATGCGCGACTGAAGTGCTTCTCTCGAGAGATATATATCCTTTAAGTCGCTCTGAACATAACCAAACGGTTCTCTAGTATCCATAACGGACGAATACATAAACGGTACATTACGTTGATGTTCTTGTTCGTATGGATTAACTTCAAATGAACCATGACCACTCGCATTCACCGCATCAATACGGTTGATGTTCATGATTTGATCGGCATTTGTAGTTAGATAACGGCGATAGTCCCAGTTGGTTTTGATACCTTCCGCTTGACGTATCGATTCATTTACAGCATTACCTGGTTGCCAACCTGAGAAATTGCGACCATCATTCATCAGTGGTGGAAAATCGAAATAAACATTATGACTCGAACTGTAATTCTTAGCCCAGTGTGGTTGTGCGTGTGACATTATTATGTATATTATGAGAATAAAAAAGTAGATTTACTGTAATTGCTGTATTGCGTAGATTAGCTCGGCTTTTTTCAGTTTCTGGATTTCAGGATATTTTTCAGGTTGATTTTTACACTTTTCCTTAAGAAGTTGTTTAAGGTCTGGGACCGACATTGCCGAAAGAGGAACATGGACCGGTGTTGGGATTTCAACGGGTTCATGTACGGTTGTTGCCTTAGTTATATTCTCATCCAAATCATTATCTTCTGGTAAAGGCGTTTGTTGCGCCTTTTTATACAGCATCGAGAGAACATCATTCGTTATTGAAATGGATGATTCTGGTTCTTCAATAGTTCCTAAATCTACAGTTATTGTTTTTATATCTGCTGCTTGAATATCATCTAGTTCAAGAACGATTTCACATGGTGTATTATCGTCTTGGTTTTTTATACCACAAACCTGTATCGTTTCATTATTATCGGTGTCACCGTTGGTTTCGGTGTCGGATTCGCTGTCGGTCTCGCTGTTGCGGTCGCTGTCGTCACTGTCGTCGCTGTCGGTTTCGCTCTCACTAGAGCTTTCGCTGACACTCCCGCTATCGCTATCAGTGGTGTTCTCGCTATCCGACGAGATTTCAATAAGGTTACTACTGCGTTTATTTTGAAAAAAGGCAGCAGTATCCAAATGAATGGTATGCGGTTCATTAAAAGCAACTGGATTTTCCTTATTGTTTTGCTCTTCGGCATATTCTAGTATAATACTTCCATTCGGCGGAAATGGTTGTACTGGTTCATTCATACTTGAACGAGATGTTGTAATTTTATATAAACGATGAATATCCGACGATGATTCTTCTATATATTGCTGTAAAATCATGGCTTGTTCTCGATGGGATTGTTCTAAAACCGTCAAACGAACCTTCATATATTGAAATATCCCATAGACAAGTAAAGAACAAACGGCTAAACTAACAATGATGGTCAAAAAACTCAATTCACCCATCTCTTAACGCTTGCGATATATATATAATATAATACTCGGCGATGTTATATTCTATAAACAAACGATTATTATATTCTTTTTATCCCAAAAGTCCATGGTTGGAAGGACCTAAGGTCCGTGTTCAGACACTTTTCAGCCGAAAATATTTCGTTTGAAAATAGAATATTCTATTAAATCCCATAAATCCCATAAATCCTATAAATCCCATAAATCCCAAAAGTCCGTGGCTAGGAAGGACCGAAGGTCCGTGTTCAGACACTTTTCAGCCGAAAATATTTCGTTTAAATTTAGAAAAAAATAAGACCATGTATCGTGATATTTTTATATAATGTATTAAATAATGCCAATTGATGGAAATGTTGCGTAAACACGCAACAAATGGCAACATGTCCCGACCATGTCCTTTTCATCATTTTGCGTAGAACTTTTGAAACACAAATTTTCATGATTTGTGACTGACCAGTCACAACTTTTTTCAATCCAACGAAAATTTTGTGACGATAATTTTTTCGACCTTTCGTCCGACCCCCCTCCGCCTTCGTTGGCGGGCGGTTTTTTGTCGTCCATATATATACCTCGCCCATTTAGGCAACATTTCCATCAAGACTGAAAATCGCATTATGTATTACTGCGATACATGTGACATCAAAACCAATAACAAAACTGTTTTTAATACTCATCTTTTATCGGCAAAGCATCAACGGTTATGTTCAGCGAACGCCAAATGTAAAAATTACATTCACAGTCTCATTTCGGTAGGTGGCGGCGGTTCCGCGTCGGAAAGCATCCCCCAAAAACCGACCTCAAATAATTATGAAAATTCGCACCCCCAAAAAACACCCATCAAAAAAGTGGTCCAAATAAACCTCCATGAAGAGGATGACCAAAAAAATGTCATCTATGACGAAGGTTCGAATACTGATGCTGAAAGTGGGGAGGACGAAACGGGAGGTCACGTGACCAATCCAACCACCGAAAGTCACGTGACCAACGACAACGGTTCTGCGACGTCGGCCGGTTCGGCATATGAATGTAAATATTGTCGCCGACCTTATGTCAACCGAACCGGATTATGGCGACATAATAAGAAATATGGGGTATCATGTATTACAAAATCGATGGATGTTAGCAAAATAGAGAGCACCGCCGAATTGAAGAATGTAATCAATACGATGATGAATATGAATAATGAATTCAAAACTCAGATCATGGAGATGTATAAAACAAGTATGACCGCACTAACAACGGCTTCATCCACGAATATTACGAATAACAATACCAATACGAATACCAATAATATGACGAATTGCTATAATCAGACATACAATATGCAGTTTTTCTTGAATGAGAAATGTAAGGACGCGATGAATATGAAGGATTTTGTGAATTCGATTCAACTGAATACAGACGACCTTGAAAATATGGGGAAACTAGGGTATGTTGAAGGAATGTCAAATATTTTTATCACGAACTTGAACAAAACTGAGCTACATAAACGGCCGGTACATTGTAGTGATGTGAAGCGAGATACGCTTTATGTAAAAGATGCGGATAAGTGGGAGTGTGATGGACCAGACCATCCGAAAATGACGAATGCGGTGCTGGCGGTTGAACACAAGAATGTAAAACTGATGGGAGAATGGGCGGCGCAACATCCGAAATGTATGACGAGTTATACCAACGACAACGACCAATATTTCAAGTTATCAAAAATCGTAACCGATGGCGCGCAAGATGGAAATATATCGAAGGTTATAAGGAAAGTCGCCAAAAGCGTAACGATCGATAAAACAAAACTTTTGTCTTCAAATACGACATAAAAATAAATTCATGTTTATGTCGTAAGGATGAATGGAATGAATGGAATGAATGAAGTGAATGAAGTCATAACCCTATTTGCGAACTTTATTAATTATTTGAATTCTTCTTATTACGAATACCACTTTACTCAACTTCATCAACAAGCTCGTTTGAACTTGGATGCGATTTATACCGAAGTATCGAAGACACCACAAACGTCGCCAACACTAGACCAATGTATTTCATTTTATAATGACGTTCGTATTCTTGAAAACGTTACTGAAACCGACGATCCTGATTATCATAGATACAAGCGGTTATTGCGAATTCATATTGGTGCGCTTACCCCTACCCTTGAATAATCATATTCGCACTTTCTATAATTTCAGAAGGGTAGTTCAGTTCGCGTAGAACCTTAAGTCCACCTTTTATCGTCGATATTCCATCGGCGATCTTATACAAATATGCGCCAGTATCAGCGCATACAGACATATGAAGGTTTGTGATTGCCGATGCGTTCTTCTTTTCAAGAAGTTGGCATAATTCAATATAATGTGTGGTAAGAATGAGATCGACCTTCGGATTTTTCGATATATAATCAATATATCCATATGCTGCTGCTACAGCCTCATACGGATTCGTACCTGAGTAAAGCTCATCGAAAATACAGAAATGCCGCTTTGTCGGATTGTCTATGATACAACGCAATATTTCCATACAACGGCGTGACTCTGCTTGAAAAAGACTATCACGACCAGATGTATCTGGGATATTGAGGTAACAGTGGAGATAATCGTACGGATTGATTTCGGCGGTTGTATAGAATCCATAACCAAGTTGCTGAGAGATGATAACATTAAATAGTGTGGATTTGATAACGGTGGTTTTACCTGCGGCGTTGGGGCCGGTTATAATGAGTTGTTTATCAAGGATAACGTCGTTTGCGATCACCTTTTCGCGATTGTGTGAATTCAAAGGTGCGTAGATTTGACCGAATAGTTTGGTGATACCATTTCGCTTCTTTTTTGAAACAACCGGTAGCGGTGGCGGCGGCGGAGGTGGTGGCAACGTTGTTGTATCATTTTCGGTTTCATCGTTGGTTTTACTCGATGGGTCGGCATCCGTCGTCGCTTGTTCCGTCGTCGCCGCATCCGGCTCTTCTTCTCTCTTCGCGTCTTCATCAGCCGGAGATTGAACAAACGAACATTTATTGATAACACCGTCAATAACAAAAGACCGACATGCGGTAAGATGTTCCATGTAGGCATTAAATCCAAAACTGTATTCTAGTAACTCTTTCAAGTCGGTCTGTGAAAATAGCGAATAATAATTCTTCATGACATATCCAATCTGAAAAAACTTACTCGCAGAAACCGAAAATGGTGAAATATCGTTGAGTGCGTGCGTAACCTCCTCGAGTAGCCTGTATCTCTCGGAAAGTTCCTCTCTGAAAGGTTCGTATGTCGAGAGATGATACGTCTGAATAAGCTGAATCATATAACTCATATTTACACCTGTTGCTGTCAAATATCCTTTGATCGTATGAATATGAGTATGAACCAACTTGATATTGTTGTAAAATCGCACACACGCCATGATATTCTGGTAAATTTGAATAAAGTAAAACACCACCGACATCAATATATACATTTTTTGTTCGATACTTACGGTTTCAAATTGTGTAAAGAATTTACCGATCGAATGCTGGCTTATAATCTCCTTTAATATTTCCACGTATTCGGCGAGTGAAACCCCTAAACCGCGCATCAAAAGAACGAAAAATGGTATAATCAACACAATAAGAGGGGTTAGAAGTGCGATGACAGGTGATGAAATATTATAAAGGCTCAAAAATTGGAGAAAGGATGAAGATTTATTGAGTTTTGAGAGAAAGGGAGTTTCGACGTAACTGAATTTCTCGTTGAAATCGTGGATTTTACCGGTTCCGCGGAATTCGGTCCATGTATTCTTCATGTTTAAAAACGCTTCAACGCATCCTGTGTGAGCGGTGTTTTGCGCAATACAACGTTCCAATAGTTCATTATCAAACATTTCGAGTAATGTTTGGGTTTGTTGTAGGTATTCGATATCGGTTGTATAGTATTTACTCCAGATGGGCAGATGTTCGGTGCCATAAACGGATGATGGCGAAAATATATAATGGTAGAGACCTTTTACCTGTGCGTCTGCGTCTGCGTCTGCGTCTGCGTCGGTGTCGCAAATACTTGATTTCGGTTTAATTTGTAACATTTCTAGATCTTCAACGATGGAGTTGGCCAACTCGTGTAATTTATCTGGGTTTGTATAAGTAATCGGGTGGCGAAAAACACATACGGTTGCGGTTGCGGTTGCGGTTGCTCCTACCTTGCCCGAATTTTTATCGCCGCCAACTCCTAAATGTTCGAATAATAATGATTTCACTTCATCTGGATCACGCGGAATATCATTCACAGATTCTCGCACATCTGTAATCAGCGAACACACGCTAAAAGAACAACTCATTATTGTATTGTTATCACGTAACAATATAATATACGAATTCAAACACACTTACTTATACAAGACAGTTCTTATTCAGAATCGCCATAACATTATGCCTTTATATTGAATAATGTATTATACGACGTGCGTGCGTGTGCGTGTGCGTGTGCGGGTGCGGGTGCGGGTGCGTGTTTAAACCCCCTCCATAAAATTCACAGGCAATTCAGTAATTGCCGTCTCGTAATACGACTCAATCTCCTTCTTGATGCGCATGTCACGACGAGTCACAAAGTTAATCGCAACACCCTTGCGCCCCCAACGTCCCGAACGTCCAATACGATGAAGATAAATATGAACATCCTGAGGCATGTCAAAATTGATAACTGTGCTCACTTGCTGAATATCGATACCACGAGCGGTAACATTCGATGAAATCAGCACACGATGAACACCCGCTTTGAATTCCTGATACGCCTTCTCGCGCTCGCGATTATCACCCTTCTCCATTCCGCTATGGATACAGCAAACCGGAAAACCGTCGAAAAGCATCGCCTCATGGAGGTCCGCCACGCGCTTGGTTGAATTACAGAAAATGATACACTGTGAAACCGAAATCGTCTTAAACAGATCCTTCAATGTCAAGTATTTCTGAACATCGTCATCCAACGCGACATAATGTTGCTGAATCCCTTCTAGAGTAAGTTGATCCGCCTTTACCTGAATATTTACAGGGTTTCTCATAAACTTCTCTGTTAGGCTGTATAGCTCAGGTGGCATCGTTGCGCTGAACAACACAACCTGAATATCCGACGGCATGTATTGAAAAATATTATAGATTTGGTCGTTGAAACCAGCAGAAAGCATCTCGTCGGCTTCGTCGAGTACAAGCATATGAACATTCGCGCTTTGAATATGGTTACGACGAATCATATCAAACACACGACCAGGGCAACCAACAATAATATGCGGCACCGATTTTCTGAGCTCTGTGGCGTCATCAGCAGTAGAAGTTCCGCCGACAAGAAGGCGCAATACAAGCCCCGACATCATCGCGGAAAGACCTTGAATAACATCATAGATTTGACGAGCGAGTTCGCGAGTAGGGGCAAGGATCAGCACTTGTGTCGCGGCCTTGCTCACATCAACACTCTGTAGTGCTGCGACGGTGAAGGCGCCTGTCTTTCCAGTACCAGATTGAGCCTGTGCGATTACATCTCTCCGATGAATAATCGACATGATTGACTTTTGCTGAATATTGCTCGGTTTTTCAAAACCATATGCGTATATTCCACGAAGAAGATCGGGTGAGATTTCGGCAACATCTTCCCAAATCTTGAATTCGGGGTAAGAGGCGGAGCCAGAGCCAGAGCCAGAGCCAGAGCCAGAGCCGGCGTTGGCGTCACTATCGCCATTGGCAGAACTTGGAGTATCGTCGCTAAATGACATAATAAGAAGATAACGAAGGTATGTAACGAAAAATAACGAATATGTCTAATAATCATAGTAAAATATATTTAAGTGGGTTAACATTCACACATGAGTCGTCGGTCAAAAATTAGAATGTAAACACATGTAAAATTGATATAAAACTTATATACATAATATTATAAGCATATCTCGTTACGACCTCCGAATATAAACGAGCCATGGCGAAAATCACACACCGTTACGATCTTCCAGATTATGCCGCATTCATGAATATGGGTTTTGAATTGAAGTTACCAGATGATGTTATCAAATCTGTGTCCGATTTAGCCGATTTGGTGGGCGCACCGACGTATATTAAAACACCCGTTTTTCCGGTTCGCGACCCGAGCGAGTTTCGTTCTGGTTCATCGTTGGCTCTTTTGTCCAGTAATGCCAACGGAGGAGGTACCGCTAGTGCGTATCACGTCGCGGGAAGTAGCGCAAATTCATTTCAGAGCAGATTTGGCACTTCATCGATATTAGGCGGCGGCGGTGGAAGTGGAACTGGAGGCATGTCATCAATCACAGGAGGAACTCATGCTATTACTAGAACAAACTCAACACATCCTCGCAACCAACAAATTCCGAATAGCGAATGGGATACGATATTGTCGTTTCAAAAGACAGAGCTGAAGAAGAAGGAGGGTATTGAACTTAGTATTGACAATATTCGGTCTTACCTCAACAAACTCACCGACAAAACGTATGATACGATGCTTTCCAATATTCTAAAAGAAATCACCGGCTTATTTGATGCGTGTAAGAATGACACTTCCGAAGAACACAATACATTAACGGTGATGAATCGGGTAGCGTCATCTATATTTACGACCGCGAGCTCAAACGCATTTTACTCCGAGATATATGCGCGATTATTTCAAGACTTGATGTCCAAGGAGAAGGAACCCGACCACGCGGAGTACGCAGTATTTCGTAATGTATTTGAGCAGAATTTAGCATCGTTCATGTCGTTGTTCGATACGATTGAATATTGCGATCCAAAGAAAAATTATGACAAGTTCTGTGACATCAATAAGGCGAATGAAAAACGAAAGGCGATGTCGCTCTTTATCGTGAATCTCATGAAATTCGGGATTGTCGAGAAATCGCAAGTTCTCGCGCTGATGAAGCAAATTCAAGAACTGATGTACGCCAATATTCGTCAAGAAGGAAAGACGAATGAGGTGGATGAACTAGCAGAGAATTTGTTCATTATGGCGAAGCATTCGCACGGTGTCTTGAAAGACCGTAGTAGGAACGATCCTGAAACAGTAGAGATATTTAATACACGCGTTGAACAAATGATCGAGGTTTCAAAGATGAAGATAAAGAGCAAACCGAGTATTACGAACAAGACAATATTTAAGCATTTGGATATGTTGGATGAGATTTCCGGGAAAGCGGCGAAGAAATAAATGAATATAGAGTTTGATGATTATAATTATGTAACGAATACTCATCAAATACGGGGATGTCTTCACAACCACAACGAAAGATGAAAATCATCGTTTCATTTACAACGAGTCCAACCCGTATTAATAAATGTGGGCCGATGATTCATAGCATTTTGGACCAAACTCGAAAACCCGATTTATTTTTATTGAATATTCCGGGAGTGTTTGCGCGAACAGGTGAGTCATATGTTGTTCCAAAATACATTCGTAAATCGCTTACTGTGAATCGAATAGATACGGATTATGGTCCTGCTACAAAAATTCTACCCACCGTCATGTATTTGCGTGATGATGAACGTTGTAAAGAGTATGACCCAGAATATACGCGTATTATTTATTTGGATGATGATATTGCTTATCCAAAACGAATGATTGAAACATATGAGCGAATGATACCACCCACCGACAATAACGTATGGACATCAACCGGTTTTGATTTTGTGAATATGGGACTGAATGGAAAACGAGAACATCGAGATATTGCGACAATCGCCGAAGGATATGGGTCGGTATGTGTGAAATTAACTACGTTTGGTGAAGATTTCGTTGATTATATGACTCGTTATACTGCGGTGGATAATCAGGTTTGTCGTCTCTCGGATGATGTAATCCTGAGCAACTATTATCATCGACAAAAAGTCGGGATTACAATTATGAATCTCCCCGGGTTTCTTTCGATTCATGATATCTGGAATGATAAGAAGATTATGGATTATGGAAATGAAGCCGATGCTCTCCATATGGGAGCCGGTGGTACATCCGACAATAACGTAGATCGTTATAAACGCGTTATAACCGCTTTAAACAAAAATAAAGAACGGTGTTTTAAGATGGCATTTATTACAAATGAAAGAGACGCGTCATCCGGTATAATTCGAAATACAATCGTGTATAGATGATATTACTGTCGTCATCATGCGGAAAACAGCATAATTATTATTTATGTGTATATAATAATTACATTCATTCCATTCCATTCCATTTCATTACATTTCATTTCATTACATTCCATATGGTAAAATCAAAGCTTAATCCGAATATCAACTATCACGAATACTCGCATTTAGAGGAAGAAGATTTCAACTATAACACACCCTTATTTCAAGTTCTGTTGTTACGTGATCCCAAAAAAGTTGTTATAGGAGTGGGGCAATTGAACTATCATTTTGCCAAACGATATAACGTAGTATATGTTCCAATTTATTTGTTTAATGCCGATATGGAGTTTATGAAGCAAATCGGCGTCTATGAAGTGCCGTCTGGGCAAGTTAAGATGGATGAATCGGGGGATTTGGATGTGAGTCGTTTATCTCCATTATTATATGGGTTTGTAAATGCCGAGTTGTTACAAAAATCTCGAGCAAAGTCAGGTGTTGTTTCTGTTAATCAATCAGCTAATTCAAGTGACCCGAATAAGCGTGTGGCGGAAATCAACGAAATCAAGAAATCTCTCGGAAAAGAACCAGCAAAACCTCCAACAACAACAACAACAACAACCATTCCTACGAATGAACATGATATCGACAGTGACAGCGATGCCGATGCCACCTCAGATTCCGCCGTGGTGTTTGGTCTAGACGCACGTCAAAAACATTTATTATCAGGTGCTTCAATCCTTCCGCTTCAAACAAAAGAACAATCTGAATTAGAGAGAAAACAATACAAACCGAGCCCCACGTCCGATCTTTGGATACAAAAGTATCTACGGAATAAGTATTTTAATTTTATAGACAACGAGGGAGGAAGTGATGCGTTTTTCGCAGTAATACGTGACGCTCTTCTTACACAAGGCCGTACAACAACGATACTTGAACTTCGCAAACAGCTCGCAGAAGAAGTGAGCGACGAAGTATTTCGCACATATCGAGAGAAATTCGCGATGTATCATAATCTCTCGAAAACACAAATGCGAGAGACCAAGGAACTGGTAAATAACTACAACGATATTAAACGTCGGATCTCATCTATACATGACCGAGCCCAGCAACAACTCATGATTGCCAACGCGAAAAAACTCGTCGTTGAACATAATCAGAAACATGATGAAATGAAATATACGAAATTATTGGGGGGTCGGTATGATTATATGAGAGATGTTCGGAATGTGGAACAATTAAAAGAGCGAATGATGACGTCGCTTTATTGGCCAGATGGTTGGGCGATTTCTGCGATGGAACGTGTTCTGAATATGAAATTTATTCTATTTTCGAGAGATGCGTATGAGTCGGGCGATATCGATAATGTCCTTCAGTGTGATAATGGTGTCGCTGGACACGAATCGATCGACCCGGCAATTCGAAAACGCGGTGTTTTTGAACCGACCGCTTATATTTTAATAGGAAAGGGTGGTGTGATAACAAATATTCGACAATCATCTAACCGCAGCAGGTCGGCGCAGGATACTCATGGTACAAACCCGAAAAATGGGACTTATCAACTCATCACATACAAAACCCATGGAATTCTCTCATTTTCGGAATTGCCTTACGATATTAAGTTACTAGTTACAACAAAATGTATTGAAACACAATCAGGCGCGTTTTGCCTGATTCCACAATTTAAACTATTCCAGCGCGAACTCGGAATACGCGTTGATGATATACCGAACGAGAGCTTAGATGATCTGATTGAGGAGGTTAGTGGCACACGAAATGCCGCGAATTTATATACACCTGATATTGTATTCCAGTTTTATTCGAATTCTAATCCTAACGCACTTCCTGGAACGGGTGCTGGTGAAAAAATACCGGAGACAGAAAAAATACATTTTCACCGATTAGCGACGTTTGATAACTGGCGGCGTAAATTGGCGAATACCTGGAATGAGCCGTTTATGCTTGATAACCATACATGGCAGAGTGTGGAGCATTATTATCAAGCCAGTAAATTTAAAAACAATAACCGCGAATTCTATTTAAAATTCTCGCTGGATTCACGGTCACAACTATCAGCGGATCCGGTTCTAGCGAAAGCGGCTGGAAGCAAAAGCGGAAAGCTGAATCATACCACGATTATTCGACCATCACGGATTACGATTGATCCGGACTTTTTCAATCATGGACGAAGTGAACGAGAGATGGAGAACGCTACATTCGCGAAATTCTCTCAGAATAAGAATCTTAAAGATATGTTATTGGCAACTCGGAATGCGAAGTTGGTTCATTATCTACGTGGTACTCCCCCTGAAATCTATCATCACTTGATGCGTGTTCGTCATAAATTGCGAATTGGAGGGGGGAGCTCTAACACACGCTGAAATAGGACGTGAAGAATCCTTGTAATACCGCGAAAATAAGCATAATAACAATAATACGCGCCCAATCTGTTTGAGATGGATTTGTAAAATGAATACCGGCGACGGTCGTGCTACCATTGGTGCCGCGTATATTTCCCTCATGATATTTACCAATATTGTAATGGATTACATTTTCGATGACATTCAATATAATAAATACGATGAATGAAAACGCGAATATGTGAAGCGTTCCTGGTTTAAAATATTTTTTAATAATAACCCCGAACATTATTGTGATATTATTATAATATAATAATATAATAATATCGTAATACAATAAATACCACTATGTGGATAGAAGATGAATTGAAAAAAGACGCAGGAAATATCGAACGCTCGATTCATGCGCTGTCCAGCGATTATAATACCAAATTAAAACGACCGTTACGAGCGAATATGAGAGAAAATAAACAAAACACGACGGGATTTTTTATGAATTTTTTTGATTCAATACGAAAGTCGGAATACGAAATATACAAGCAGTTTTCGAAATTAAACAACGGATCCGCGAATACCGCGAATACCGATGAAACCGCGAATACCGATGAAATAAATATAAGCAACAAATTAACGCATGATATTAACGAGATTCGAAATTCTGCGAATGATTTACCACACCCGCGGTTATTATCTGAACTTCAGCATGAGTATGATATACGTGTGGGTCGGCATTCTACTTCAGACACAAGTAATGAAAAAAACCGGTATATTCCATACAATATATATTGCTATATTCGTGAAAAATCCGAGTATTGTATTCAGTTTCAAGCGGTTATACACGGGCGAAACATTCGACTTTATTTTATTACATTTCCCGAGTCACATATTTCGGTTTGCGGTAAAATGAAACATGGGGGGAGTGCGTCATCTGGGTTATTTTCATCTACTGCTGGGTCGCACTTATGCGCATCTGAAATCGCAGTATATCAATTGTACGCATACAAAGTATTTATTTGGCTATCGATGATATCGCAAATGTCAAGAAAGGAGTGTTCTGAAAAATTGGATATTTATTTTTATATGACGCCTTTTAAGAAGTTTCGCCCATCGCATGACAGCAGCCATGGCGACGACGGTGAACAAATTCTCTCGGCGATTCATGTGAATACGGGTCTTACTCGAAACTGCGAGAGACATGGCGAAATCGTGGTATATCGTACAGAAGAATGGTTCAAGGTATTTATTCATGAATCTATTCACAATTTCAATATCGATTTTATTGACTCAGAATTACATGAAGCAAATGCGCGTCTGCGTGAATCATTTTGTATTCCACACGGCGATATTCTCCTCTTTGAAGCTTATACCGAAACATGGGCGCGCATTATAAATGTAATGTTCGATACATATTTTCATAATGATCGCGGGAATTTCATACGTATCGTTCGAGAGAAACTTACAAACAACGCGTTTTTTCATTTGTATCAATTGGTAAAATCGTTGGATGTAATGGATTTGAAATATTCCCAAATCACCGTTTTAACACCAGATAACATGAATGTGTGTCGAAAACAATACGCGGAGGAAACGAACGTATATGCGTATTATATATTTGGCGGAATTCTCTCGGCGTTTGCTTTGCCATTTATATGTTGGTGCTGTGATCATAATAAAGGATCTGTTATTCGATTTAAACAAACGGAAAAGAATCTTCGTGATTTTACTGATTTTATTTGCGATGCGGCGAGAGATCCGGCTTTGATGAGTATGATTGAGTATATTGAAGCGTTGCCGTCCTCGTTATCGGCGGCGATTCATCCAGTTCTTAAAAAAACGATGCGGATGACATTAGAATGATTATTAGTATTCTATATCGTAAAATTGAATATAAATCGATATGGTTGTAATATATATCGCTGTTCTACATCGCCTTTACAAACGTAATGTCATCGTCGCGTGCTATTCCCCAGACTTCGGTTGGAAGACTTGTATCCCTCGCTGTGGATAATCCGCATTATTATTCGGCGCCGGTCTCGGCGTCATCGATGCCATCACTTCTTCCGTTGTCTGCTGCTGCTGCTGCTGCTGTTGGAACGACGAATAAGCAGGATGAGAATGATGAACAGATGATGCTTTGGAAGAATATCGCTAATTTGTTTGCGAAATATGATAACTTGGAATCGGCGATTCAAGATCAAAAGGATTCGACCGATCGTTGTACTGATGAGGTATATCAAGAAGTACAGGATATCCGTCAGGAAATTGAACGAGTCCAATCCGACGTTACCGAAAATAATGTGCTTTCAAAGCATATTCGAAAGATACGGAAATATGTCGGTAAGAAATGTGAAAAGCTACGGGAGGACATCAATTACGGCACATCCTGTGCGGATGAGGAGATATATGCCTACATCGGGACGCTTCGAAGCGAATTCGATACAAGAATCCTGAATTTACAGGATGAGAACACGCGACAGGCGCAGGAAATGTCGGAACTAAATAATACATATTATCGTGATTATGAGTTGTTCATTCAACGAGAAAATCACTTGATGGCGAAGTTGGATGCCGCACTCCATATGAATGAGAATTTGAATAATCGTATCAAACAGTTCGAAGACGTCATGATGCGTCAAATGAACATTATGAATGATCAGATAACCACGACGCGTGACGAACTGCGCAACGAAATGGTACAGCGTGATTTCGCGTTGGCGGGTGATATGCGTGAAGAATTTGCTCATTTGATTACGAAGGAAGTTGCGTTTGAGAGCAAAACGAGCGCACAACTTGTTCAAACTGTGAATGACGAGCTTACCGATCTAGTTACACGTTCAAATCAATATCATTCGCATCGTTTCTTTGGAATGGTTGAAGATATCAATCAGATTCGAGAGAATGGCGAAACACTTAAAAAGTGTATTGGAATGGTGGATGCGGAGTTATCAGATGTAAAAGAGACCGTTGAACATCTTACGGACGAAGTTGGTCAGAATACGACCGATGTTAGTAATGTTGGCGAAGATCTAGCAGATTTTAAAGAAGACATGTATCGCGAATTGGACCGTGATTATTACGATTTGAAGGATCATGTGAAGCGCCAGATAAGCCGTCATGAAAAGAAATACCAACATGACGCGCCCCCCGCCGTCGTTGATGCGCAAAATACCGACGCGGTTCAAATTATTGCGAACGAGTATGCTGAGGAGCCGGAAAACCCCCAGCCGAATGATGACGAACATGTTATTGTAATTGATGAGAACACATTTCGGTCAGATGGCGATGACGAGGATGAGTTGCGGCCCCAGGTATAAAAATAAAGCACAGCCCATCGCACAGCCACCCCATCCCCACCCCAGCACAGCCACCCCATCCCCACCCCAGCACAGCCACCCCATCCCCACCCCAGCACAGCCCCACCCCCACCCCAGCACAGCCACCCCATCCCCACCCCAGCACAGCCCCATCCCCACCCCAGCACAGCCACCCCATCCCCACCCCAGCACAGCATATCGTCCCGCGTCGTGTGGGGGCGCAACCCCATAAAATTGAATGTAATATATTTTTTTATGTTAAGAGATATCTTCACATAAAAGTAGAGAATGGGTATTCGTAATTTGAATCGATTTATACAACACAAGTGTCCAAGCGCATCGTCCCGAGTTCACTTAAGAGACTTATCGGGCAAACGTGTTGCGGTGGATACCAGCATTTATATGTATCGGTATTCCGGCGAGGGAGCATTATTAGAGAACATGTATCTTATGGCGTCGGTGTTTCGACACTACAATATTCACGCGGTTTTTGTATTTGACGGAATGCCTCCTCCGCAAAAAACCGATGTGATTGAAAAGCGAAAAAAGAAGAAGGACGAAGCCCAGAAACAATATGATGCGCTAGTTAAGCTTACAAAAGAGAAAAAGGACGCGCCAGCTGGTCATATAACAACGAGTGAGCTGGACGACATCGAAGAAACGATGCGTGAACTAAAAAAGCAGTTTGTTCGACTGAGAGATTGTGATATCAGTAGCGTAAAAGAGCTGCTTGTAAGTTTCGGATTTGCCACGATTGACGCAGAAGGCGAAGCCGACGCATTATGTGCGAAGTTGTCTATTAAGAAGCGCGTCGACGCGGTGTTGAGTGATGACACCGATATGTTTGTTTATGGATGTCCGGTGGTGCTTCGAAACATCAGTTTATTGAATCATTCGGTCATACGGTATGACACTGCTGGAATTTTGAAAACATTACAACTTACGCAACACGATTTAAAAATGATGTGTGTCGTTAGCGGTACAGATTATTCACAACATCTATCCACACATGAGAAACATATTTCAACGGAGCCAGAATATATTTCACCCGACGTTGTTTTCAAGAAATTAACACAATTCAAAACACTCACCTCGAAGGACTCCCAAAAATACCATGAAAGTGGTGGCGGATTTTACGATTGGTATGTCGAACAGCAAACGCAAGAGAATCGAAAGAAACCGCAGCCGTTGCGTATCTCGAACCAAACCAGCTCAATAACTTACCTGATGAACGAATCGATGTTTGATATATCATCGAACGATACTAGTGGCACTAATATAGGGTACAAACAATTGGTCATTCTTAATCGCGAAAATATTCATAGAAAGCGAATCATAGAAATCATGATGAAAGAAGACTTTATATTTGTAGAACCATCACCAAGTGACGAACACATCATCCATTCACTTTCTGCTGGAAACGGATCGCTCACTTCATCCCCTATCTATGGAATGACGACCCCACCTGAAAATCACGCCAGAGTTTTGGCGAACGAAGTATATGGAATACACGCATCGTCATTTGAAGAACTAGACAAATTTCACAAGAAAAAGAAACACGCGCGATGAAGCCATGGATTAGTATTTGAATAATATGTATGTAAATAAATGTAAATGAATTCAACGCAATATGTCAGCGTTGTATTCATTTTTTTGTATCATTTTGAAAATCACAGGGACCGGGACCAGGACCAGGCATTTAAGCCTTCACAGCACCACCGGCAGGAGCAGCGACGGCGACGGCGGGGGTGGACTTGGCGAAATGGCCAGCCATGTACTTCTGAAGGTTAAAGTAGGTGAGCTCATCACCCTTCTTCAGCTTCAAAAGCTTGAGGAGCTTGGCATCAGGGTTGATCTTACGACCGTTGTCCTTATCCTGAAGCTTCTGTGCGCGGATGTAAGCATTCACCTCACGAGTAACCTCGGTACGAGCAAGAACGCTGCCCTCGGGCTTACCCAAGAAAGCAGCCAACTCGTTGGAGATCAAGGTGGGCTTGACAAAACCGGAAGGAGCACGGTTGACGCTGGTCTTACGACGCTTGTTCGCCTTGTTGGCGGCACGAAGCTCACGAGCATGCTGACGCTTCAACTCATTCACCTCAGCGCGAATGGAAGCAAGAACCGCCTGAGCGCTCTGAAGCTTGGTAAGAACGCTGCTGTAGAGCGCAGTACTAACGGCACCATCAACCTCGGCGACGGCAACGGGGGTAGAAGGCTCGGCGCCCTCAACGGCGGGAGCGGGAGCAGCAACGGGGGCGGACTCAGTAGCCTTAGAAGCCTTGGGAGTAGCAGGAGCCTTGGTGGCCTTGGCAGCGGCAGGGGCAGCAGCGGCAGGAGCAGCGGCGGAGGCAGAAGTAGCAGCGCTAGAAGAAGTAGAAGAAGACTTGACCATGTTATCGGTTATACACATATGAGTAAAGTCTTTTTAAGTTGTTTTAGCGTAGCAGGATGGTTCGAGCAAATAATTATTTATTTCGTATATTTCCATTATTTCCATTCTTTCCATTCTTTCCATTACAAAACAGCCTCATATAACCAAGGCATCGCATTACGCGCATCCTGATTTACAATTGTAAGCGTTGCCAGTACGTAAAATGCGCCGAGACATTGGTCTTCTCTGCTTACACCTCGTTGGGTCATTCTTTCAATAATCGAAACGCATATCGTTCTCATCTCCGCAAAAGTTAGTAATGTTATCACATTCAAATTTACATGCGCATTATGAAAAACAAACGGATTTCCCTGCGGAGGACATATACGTTCCTTCATTTCTTGTGTCAAATTGGCGCGGTAATACCAGATATCATGAATATTTCGAATGAACCGAATAAGTTCATCCCTCTGTAATACAATAAACCATTCTGAATCTGAATAATTTCCGAGAGTGTTGATATGTTGAAATAAATCTACGATAAATAACTCTTCTTGCCTCTCTCGTGATAAAATAGAAGCACTGACTCCGCCGCCGCCACCTCCACCGCTACCGACGCCGCCGGTATTAGATGTTGTACAACATAAGATCGCATCGTTGTCTTCATCGTCAAGTTTAACAGATACACGAAACCCAATCAGCGAACCATATATTAATTTTTCATAAAGATTTTTTATCACTGAAGGCGATATAATATTTCGATTATACGGATTTGTTATCTTCGGATGTGATGTTACAATAAGATGAAATATAGATGCGATATGAAAACCATATATTTTATTGTCGATGTCTCGGTACGTAAATAATTCCATCGGTTTAATATTTGATAGCTTGTCAAATGTATAGAAATCTGTGTCGTTGACACATTTGGTAGTTTGAAGATATCCCGGACCAGATAATTTACGATATTTTTTCGATAAATAGTCCTTAAAATTGCGCTGAATCTTTCGAATAAAATAGGTATGTTTTAGAAATATATAGATACGCTGAGTCAATTCTATTTTTGTACCGGATTTTTTAATTCCATAATGACTACACAGCGCGCGTAGATCAGAAAGATTGTATTTAATTGTATTTATCTTTTCATATTCGACCGGTTTCAGTATAATAATGTTTGTAGGTTGCGCTTCATCATCTATTGTATTTGACAATTTAGGAATGTCGTTGTCGGTGATATTTTCATTCGTGGCAGTCATGGATGACGACGACGACGATGACGTAAGTTTCATTTTTTTTCGTGTCTTTACACCGGAATTGGGTTCCTGATTATCAGTTATATGCGAATTTACATGTAATGTGGTCGATACCCAATATGGTGAAAAAATGATTAATTCGCTTGTTGAAGTCGAGGCGGAGGTGGCGGCTGATGATTGTATCGATGAGAATATAAACGGTTGTTTTTTAAGTTTAAGCTTTCTTGAATATTGTTTATACGGATTTTCATATATACTATACGGTAATAGAAGCATGTATAACTTTTGTGTTTCCTCTCTGTTATTTATGCTATTTTCATTTGATAGCGACGACGACATAATAAATATATATTATCGCCATATAATGTTTATTATGTTTTGGAGTCAAACATAAAGATATTTTATGAGGATATAGTATAACCAGTTTTTATGCGTGTTTCATCTGGAGTGTTGTTGTTTCTTCTCTCGACATCATTCGTCGCCGGTATTGCGGTAGTTGATGTTCCTGTTCAGCATTCAATACCATACAATCCAGAAGATCTAAAAATTCCTTTGAATACAAAAAGAATAGACGTCGCTACTGATATACCGCACAACGGAATTGTTTCGCTTGAGACAGATGACGATGGTATTGACACGATTGCTGATGCTGATGATGATGAGCACGCCGAAGAGTCAGATGATGAGCACGCAGAAGAATTAGATGATGAGTATGCTGAAGAATCAGATGATGAGCATGCTGAAGAATCAGATGATGAGCACGCAGAAGAATTAGATGATGAGCATGCTGAAGATAATGAAGGACTTGATGATGAAATCGAAGAATTAGATGGAAATGTTGGCCCCGGTCGTAGGCTTTTAAGATTCAGACGTATTATAAAACAGGTACAACGTATTTTCCATCGCCCCCAATCTCCTAGGCCTGCTCCTGCTCCTGCTCCTAGGCCTGCTCCTGCTCCCAAGGCCGTTCCTGCTCCTAGGCCTGCTCCTGCTCCTAGGCCTGTTCCTGCTCCTAGGCCTGCTCCTGCTCCCAAGGCCGTTCCTGCTCCTAAGCCTGCTTCTGCTCCTAGGCCTGCTCCTGCTCCCAAGGCCGTTCCTGCTCCCAAGACCGTTCCTGCTCCTAAGCCTGCTCCTGCTCCCAAGGCCGTTCCTGCTCCTAAGCCTGCTCCTGCTCCTAAGCCTGCTCCTAAGCCGGCGGTTCTTATCAAGGCGGTACCATCAGTCGTTGCGCCTGTTATTCTTACAAAGAAAGTTCCTACTCCTTCCCCCAAACCTAAAAAAGAAGAACCAAAGAAAAAGAAGGGTGGATTTTTTAAGAAGGGATTTTCTATAATTAAAAAGGTTGTGAATAAAGTAGCCGATAAAGTAGATGATGTACCTGGGGCTATAAAGAAAACAGCATCCGCTACTGTAAAGGTGGCAAAAGCACTAGCACCTGTAGTAAAAGCAGCAGCACCATTATCGGTTCCTGCGATGAATTTGATTCCTGGTGGCAGTATCGTGATGACAACAATCAAGACAGTTGTTCCAAAGGTACATCAGGTGGTAACAAAGATTAAAGATAAGGTTTCTCCGAAAGTGAAGAAACTTGCGTCTAAACTCAGGGCCGTCGCACCTACCGTTGTGTCCAAGGTCAAGGCCGTCGCGCCTACCGTTGTGTCCAAGGGCAAGGCCGTCGTGCCTACTGTTAAGAAATATTTATCTAAAAAGGCCAAAAGTCATGTCAAAAAGGTTATCAATAAAGTAAAGAAAGATACAAATAAACTTGTATCAAAGGTCAAGTCTATTGTTCCAAAGGTAAAAGGTGTCAAAATATATGGAAAATACTGTGGTCCAAATTATTGTGGCGGTGAAAAATTTAAAGGCGCAGAAGGACCAAATTGTAAATGGGGTGTTGCGCCGAAAGATTCTCTTGATTCATGCTGCAAAGCACATGATCAGTGCTGTGGCTCGCCGACTACCCGTGGAACTAATTGCAATAAAGAAATTTTATCTTGCGTTAAAAAATCATCATGTAACGGTCTTGATTGTACGCTTGCTAAGAGTGCGATTCAACTTACCTTTACAACATTAAAGAATAATGTTTGTGGTAGTTTTAAGAGTTCGAAAAATACTGAACCGGCATCTAGTTACAAAAATTCGATTATTGAACGTAAGACATCAATCAGTTCTACTGTGGTCAAGCCTGTGGTCAATTCGAAAACACCAAGTGCGGTTGTTTCATCTTCTTCTGAACGTGAAACTTCAAATGGAACACCTTCATCAGATGAACCAACAGTTGTCGTTACAACCAACACACCAGTTACTGTGAGTAGTTCAGTTGCGGAGACTGTTGTAGCAGGATCGGTAGCATCTGCAGTCACATCGAATGCCGCGTCAGATGACACTACAACAGCAACGACTTCAGATACCGGTTCGGTTGTTTCCGTTCCAAAGGAAAACGTCGTGAATGAAATTATTAAAACGATGCCAAGGACAAACACAAAACTTGAAGCATTCCAAACAAAGATAGTGTCTATCATTAGAGAAATGGATGGCGAACAAGCAAAGATTGAAACCGAGAATCGTAATAATTTTAATGGATTAAGTGTTACATTACAGCATGAACAACTTCGTATTGAAGCATCTCGTAAGCAAATGAAGATTCTCTTCGATGAAACACAGCTTTTGAATGCTACCATTCAGACGCATTATAAAAAACTAATCGCTGATACAAATTATTTACAAACGTTGGATGCGATGCGACCTGGATTTCTCAAATCACTTGATGAACTTGCGTCACATATTGCCGCTGTAAAAGATGTGGTTGGTAGTAAAATCATCAAAGACGAATACAAGGACGAAATGATGACACTTCTTACAGGGATTCATTTTAATACACATAATATCTCTGGATATGTTGCTACTGCATTCATTAATCATTATAATAAATACAAGGCCTTAATCCAACAAGATAATAGAGAATATTCTTCTGAATTGAAGCGTCTTGCCACTTTATCGAATGAATACAAGTATCAGGTTGAAAAGACTGCCTTGATTGAAAACGAACGCCAACGTCTCCAAGACATTCTCTCGAAGCTTAAGAATACACTTATACTTTCTGTAACTCAACGAGAAGAGTTTGATGTTCTTGTGAAAGATATTGTAAGCATATTTGATAGGGGTTGCACAGGGGGTTCCGTCGGGGGTTCCGCCCCCCAGCGACGGTAACTACGTTCTATCGCAACAGCGACGCTAGCGCCTCTCGAATTATAATGTAAAAGCATCATTTTATTTTATCATAACGTTATCCAATTATAATAAAATACACGTGAATATGGCACGAGCGGCGCTAGCGTCGATGGGGGTGATAGAACGTAGTTACCGTCGTGGGGGGGGGGGGGCGGGATCCCCGGCGGACCCCCATTAGTATTCGAATTTCCACCCACCAGAAAAAATTGATTTAAACGTTTAAGAAGGATACATATATCATCGTT